TTAGGGATAGTAGCGACACCACTCGTTCTCTATCTTACCTTTCGGTTTTAAGTCCTCTATCATATTGGGACCCGCAATAGTGTAACTGGATGGTCACATTTCTTACAGAGTTCCTATGGGTTATTCTTATTACTCTTCCGAGTTCAACCTGACAATCTACTTTGCCAGGTCACCCCACCATTTTCCCTACGAAGTTATCCTCGGTACTTACGGTGTTGTGATATCCCACTTGTGTACTTGAGTTCAATTCACCTTTCGGTGTTTCAAACCGCAATCTCCTCAACACGGGGGAGACCACTTTATCCTACTTTCGTAGTTTATTTAAGGACCATACACGGCCCATTATCGTTTATCAGTTATCATCATCCCGAAGGATTACTTTCACTGAATGGATAATCTATTTTTTCAAAGAACGAATCGGACATTTCCGAATTGTTTTACAAATTTACGACATTTATTTCTATTTGTCAAGTTATTTGTTAACTTTTTTTGAGATTTGGAAACTTTCATCGTTTTACCACTTTGTGAACCTTAATCTCAAATTCTTTACAAACTTACAACATCTTTTTCAATTTGTCAAACTTTTTGTAAAGTTTTTTTTCTTTTTGACTACCGAGTATCTTTCATTCCCTATGAGTGTCAAATCTTTTACAAACTTACGGCAAATATTTGGTAGTGTCAAATAAATATCTGAAAATTATTGAAGTTTCTTTAAAATTGCTTCTTTTATTGAATCTGACATGTATAATCCCTCAATTTGTTCCTTAGTCATATACCCACATTCAGTATGCTCGTGTCCATCCATTGCCAACTCAAGGTTTGGAATTAACTCATCATTTGTTTCATACATAAACAAATAAAGAATACTTTTTAATCCTCCTTGTTTATTATACCGATTAATATACCCCAAAGATTGCAACCCTCCTTCAATTTCTACCCCCATCTCCTCATGGAATTCTCTGTAAGCAGCATCTTCAGGTCTCTCCCCTTCTTCAATTCCACCCATAGGTATTGCCCATTTTCCGCCTTCAGAATTTTCAGTGGACCTCTGGCATACAAGGATTCTGTTATTACATTTTACAATAATTCCTGACGATTGTTTCATACTTGATATTTATTATTAAATATGGTTATTAAAATTAAAGATTACAAAATTAAAGCAATTCCATCTGAGAATAATTCAGAAGGTATGATGGGTAAGAAATTTGACTCCAATTATCTTGGAATGTTGTTTTATCTAAACCCAGGTCCTCAATCATTTTGGATGAAGGGATGTATCATACCTTTAGATATTATCTTTATTTCAGATAATAAAATTACGGAAATTGCTCGGGATTGTCAACCTTGTTATACTGAAGAATGTAAACATTTTCAATGTGATAACGCCGATATGGTTTTAGAAGTTCCTGGTGGGTTATGTGATACTTGGGGTATTACAGAAGGTGACTCAATCAAAATAGATTAAGTCCATAGTTTCTTTCTACCTTCTTCGTTTGGTGCTAACACATATTCTTTAGGGTCCAAATGGTTTCCGTCTTTATAAAGTTCAAAGTGTAGGTGAGCACCACTACTTGAACCTCTTCCAACGTCATCACTATCTCCGCCACTAATACCTATCACATCACCTTTCTTAACCTTATCTCCCTTCTTAACTTTAAGTTCTTTAATATGACAATATCTAGTTTTAGTTTCATGTCCATCTATCTCACCATGTTCAATGGCAATTGTTCCACCACAAGCATTGTCTCTAATTTCAGAATCAGTTACTGTCCCATCTAAAGGAGCCAGTACTTCAGTTCCAGAACTTGCAGCCAAATCAATTCCCGCATGACTTCTCTTTCCACCATCTCTTGGTTTTCCATACGTGCAACCATTACATAATCTATCCTTATATTCACTCAAAGGAAATCCTAAAACATTTGATTCACCTGAGATTTCTTCATCAGAAACTCCCATTAATTTTGATTTTATTTTTTTAAGGAACTCTCTACCCTTTGGGGATGCTAGTTTTCCAATCCCGAAAATAATCAATAATAACTTAAATAGATTTTCACCTTGTAGTTTTTGTTTATCAAGCTTATCTAAATCAACATCTTCAAAATCAGGTTCTTTTTTTGTATCTTGGGTATCTCCTGAGGTAATGTCAGGAATAGTAGTTTGTTCTTTTAATATTTTTTTTTTAACTCTATCAATGATACTCTCTTCTAAATTTTTACCTGCTTTTGATTCATCAATTTTATTTTTAAGAACCTTAACAAATTCTTTTTGTAACATTTTTAAGAACTTAATGTAAGGTGAATCTTCACTTTCAGAATTATATCTATAACCTCCTGATGGTGGTCTATTACTTCTACCTAAGAAATTAAGACCTGATATATTCGTAATACATTTGTGTCCACCAGAGTTTGCTTGTATTAAATCCCAAGCCGGTACTGTAATCCTATCTAATACCTCTAATTCTTTTTCAGATAACTTTGAGAATGGTTTCTCCATTAAATCAAAAATGATATCCAAGAACTTTTCACCATTTTCCATTACACTGTACTTCTCACTGTATAACGCCAAGAAATCTTTATATGTAAATCCTACAGATTGGTCTCCAAAATCTTTTGAAGATTCTGAAATCCATTTAATAGTTGATAACTTAACATCTCTTTCCTTCAACTGTCCTTCCCATTTACTTAATACTTCTTGAGCAATCTCACCAAGATTAACACCTTTAAGTTCTCTTTCTTTCTTGAAAGGATTACAAGATGCTTGTAATAAACCTAATGGCCAAGCGATTACCAAGAAATCAGCTTCAGGATTATTTCTGAATGGAGTATATCTATCGTATGAACCTGGTTTCATCATATTACCACCACCATACTGAACTAATATTGGTCCATCCACCTGAACGTTAGGAGAATTCTTCATAGACGTAACATACATCTCCTTATTCTTTTCAAGAGTTTCTCTACCAGGAAATCCCCTTTCTTTAACTACCTGACTAATCTTTTGATATATTGACATAAGTGATGGTTTACATTCCATCACAAGTGTGTCCAAGAATTGTGGTTTGTTCTTAAACGCCAATAACATTTTATTTGTAACCAATCCTAAAACTAATTTGTTATTCGCCAATCCTTTATCCTTATCAAAGTCAAAGATATAGTTCATAACCATTTCAGGTGTTACTTCATTTCTAGCATAATCGGCACTATCCACCATTGAGATAATCTTAACGTCTTCTGGTGGGAATATTTCAGCAGTTGGGATAATTTGGGAAAGAGTTTCAACGTTTGACCTTGCATGTCTGAATGATGTTGAGGTATCTTTCTCAACACCAGCTTGTCTGTCGTGGTGGTCAGTCATAATGTGAAACATTGGTTTTCCGTGAGCAAAATCCACCAATACATTCATTAGATTGATTGCCGGGTCCGACTTTTCAACCGAATATTCTTTATCACCATATTGTATTCCTTCACATCCGATGACTTTAAATCCCTTATCTTCAAGGTATTTTTTCATAGCCAAAGCTGAAGTAACACCATCTAAATCTATATGGTAAAATATTTTTGCGTTTTTAAAATCTTTCTTTAATTGGTTGATATTCCTAATACCACCCTCAGACAATATTTCTTTCATATATTATAAATATCATTCTTTCCAGAAAACCTGAACCAAGATGATAAGTAGTGACAAGAATAAACAAATTGATGTTTTTGTGGTTATTTGTTCGTTAAACCAAGTATACGCCATAATCGCATACACTGTGGTTCCAATTGAAAATCCTATAATCCTACTTGGCCACATAGTATTATCATAATACTTTATTAATAAATGTATACCAAGCATAAAGATTGCAGATATAGGAATACCCAACAATACTCCAAACCATAAATTACTTTTAAGCCAAGGGAACTTATAGTGTCCTTGCATTTGAATAAATGCTAAGAACTGACCAATAATCACCAATATTATACCAAAAAAAAGGTTCATCATGTAAATGATAAACCTTTCAAATTAAAATATCAAATAATATTATTTAAGTGTCAGTAAGTATTTTAACTTATTAATCTGTGACAACATTTCATCTCTTAAATTTAATAAATCAGAATCCTCTTTAGGATTATAAACTTCTGTCAGGGAAACTAAAAATTCACAAGTTTGTGAAATAAATGTATCTAATTCCATTTCTGATATGTCTTCACCTGTAATTTGATACCCACCTGAAAAAGATGGTCTTCCGTGTTTTCCCATACAAACCTCAACGAACTCATCAATAAGTTCCCCCAAACTATCATATACCTTACCAAAAGCTTTATGACCTGAAAGTGAGTCAGTTTGCCAATGTAACATTTTAAATTGGGTTTGTATTTGAACTAATAATATAACTATTTCTGAATTTTCCATAACAATAAATATATGGTAAAATGAAAAACGGAGGTTATTGACCCCCGTTTTCAAATTGTAATTTCTGTTGTTTTTTTTGGTCAACAAAACCTTGTATTCGTTCTTTAGCGATATTAGCATAATTTTCAGAAAGTTCAATACCAATCCATCTTCTATCCAAAATTTCTGCCGCCACACAACTTGTTCCACTACCATTAAATGGGTCCAACACAACATCATTCTTATATGACAATATCTTAATTGCTTTGGTTGGAATATCCATACTGAAAGTTGCCTTGGTCATTGGTCTTGAGTCATTCAAATACTTCCATTGCCCAAATACCAATTCCATAAAATCTTTCTTATCTTGTTCCTGATAAACAATCTTGGTTTTACCCTCTTCAGTCACGGTTGGTTCACCTTTCCATTGTGGTTCACCCTTAACTTTCTTGATGTGGTGTTTCTTATAAGCAAGAACCATACATTCCTTTGGGTTATAGATATACGGACTTGATGGACTCATCCAACTACCCCAAGCGGTTGTCTTACTTCTATGGGGACTATCTTCTTCCAAGTCAACGATACCAAAGAACTTAAACCCAATCTCCTTCATAACCTGATAAACTTCGGATACAAAGAAAATCCTTCCACCTTTAGCTTGTCGGTTAATCTCATATGGAATGTTCAAAGCAATTCTTCCATCATCTTTTAGAACTTTATAGGCCTCAGTCATCCATTTACGAGTAAACTCCAAATACTCATTTATCTCCATATCATCATCATGGACATCATAAGCGATGTTTACTCCATAAGGGGGTGATGTTACAATCAAATCCACCACCCCCTCCGGCATTTCCTTCATTACTTCAATACAGTCTCCGTTGATTACGGTATTAATTACTTTTTCAAATTCCATTATTTTCTTTTTTCAAACATATGTTTAGTTGCGAGAAAGGAAATAAACATTCCCACCCATATCCCGCATAGGGTACATCCAAGAGCCAACATTATTCTTGTTCAATAATAATGTTACCACTCACCTCAACCAACTTACCAGTCTCACGGTTTGTGAAGTAATAACCATCACTATGTTCCTCACTGATAACTTTACCTGTTGAGTGGTAAGTGATTACAGTGTCAGGTCCCAATACCTTAACGGTAAAGGTATCACCATATCCACCCATCTTACTCATTGTCGCGTCTGTACAAGACACCATTGTTGCCATAATTGTTAGTAATGTGAATAACATCACCACATAAAAATTTGATTTTCTCATATTATTTTTCTTTTTCTTTATTTTCTTGTTCCAACCAATTATAAAAATCTTCTGCGTTGTCATAAATCCCACCCTGAAATTTAATCTTTCGGGCTTCAATTGCCATCATTAAAGCAAATTGTCTGTTAGTTAATCCGTTCATAGTATATCTAATTGTTTAGTTTCCAAATCTATTGTTATCTCAAAAGGTTTTTGAGTGTAACGATATCTTTCATCCAACACCGATGCGTTGAAGAAATGTGTTCCGTTCTTCTCAACATACCCATATCCTGTATGAATGTGACCACAAAGATGAAGCAAAGGATTCAAAGTTTCAAATCTTTTTGCTAACAATTCACATCCAAGATTCACATCACGACGATTAACAACAGTATCCAAAATGCCCCAAGCCGGTCCGTGAGTTAACAAGATATCAGTATCATCAGGAATTGCGTTCCACTTCTCTTCAAGTTCCTTTCCGTTTCGTGGTAGGTTGAAAGCCCAATCGTAGAACTCAGGTTGCCAAGGACTACCATAAATCTTCAATCCTTCAAACTCAACAAAGTCATCAATCAAACAACGAACACCTTTATCGTGGAACTGGTTAATCATCTTCCAAGCGTCCCAAGGTTTATTCTCAATCAATCGGTCATGGTTTCCAGGGATAAACACCTTCATCTTATATGGTAATTCACTGAACCATTGTAAAAACTCGTATAAATCTTCAGGGTCATAACCTGAATTCATAATGTCACCACTATGTAAAATCAAGTCACCTCCATTCACCATAACATTCATATGTTTGGTGTGGGTATCTGATAATAATGTTACATTAATCTTCATAATCGTCCGGCATTTCGGTGATAACATTGTCGTTCCACCATTTAGCAAATTTACTACTTTTAAACTTACCTGCCAAATATTCTCCGATAATTAATAAAATAATTGAGAAAAAAACAATCACAAAACAAATGAAGAAAAATACTTTAATGAAGAAGAACATATCTTATCGGTATTTGTTATAAAGTTTATCAATCATCTCAAGTTCCTCTTCGGTCATTGAATAATACTTTGAAGATATGGTATACAGTTTACCAACAAATTCCTCCTCCATTTTACCTATCTTATCATCATAACCAGGAAGGAGTGGGTGTTTGGCTAAATGTCCATCTTCAATCAAAGCATTAATTATTTCTTTGATTTCTCTATTTGAACATTCTGATAAAAAATCGTCAACATCAATATCTAAATCAACATCAACATTGTAAGCTGTGAAATTTGGCATAGTTTTAATTATTTATTGTATAATACGCTGTTACTTTTCTTGGGACACCAGGATACATCAAGTCAATTTGTTTATGTAACTCTTCATCCTGTGTGTCTCTATTAAAATTACTGTTGATTCCAAAATCAAGAATATCAAAATGTTGGTCAACCTTTTCAATAATCTCAATACGTTGGTCAATTGTTAATTCAACATCAATTGATATTCTACTAATCATACTGTGTGAGGTATTTGAGTTCTTACACAAGTTTGTGGTTTAGCTTCGTTCATCAAGAAGTTATTGATATAACCCATAATGTTTGCAGAACCAATTGGATTAGCAGAATGAGTCAAAACGATTGGGAACATGATTGGTTCTTTCTTCTTGTCAAAGTAATTCATCTCCAACCTTTCAGGATATTGAGAATAGAACTCATCAACCAAGAACTTAGCCGCATCATATCCAGTCTTCTCATTAATGTTGTTATAATCCAATTTGAAGTTAGGTGATACGTTGGTGTGATACTCATTCATTGCACTATCACCCAAGTCGTGGTCCAAAGATATGGTCCCAATGTTCTTAATACCAACTTTCTGAACCAAATCAACAAACTCCCCATAGTTTCTGACAACCATCCAATCTTTGTCTCTTGGTGTTCTCACATCATCTAAATATATTTTCATATTATTCTCCTTTTATTCCGTTATATGCATCATTCAATCTTTCTCTAACAATGGTGTGTGTCCAAATTTCAAATAAGAAAAAAAACGTCCACCACTCATAACTGATAATCTCACTCATCTTGTGTCCTGTAAACAAAGATACAAGTAATGTTATGATGAAATAGATTGGTAATAAAATGTAGGCCACCAACCAAACCCAACTAATAAATTTTTTCATAGGTTATATTTTTTACAAAGATAATTCAAATCACACTAAAAACCAAATAAAATCGTTTTGAGTATGAAAAAGATTATAAACACAATCCCCAGAACAAACGCTGCACCTATAAAAGTGTTGAGTAGTTCCTCAATTTCTTCACCAATAGTTTTAGCACCCTTCCCCTTTCTTCCTTCGTTAAACCTTGATAAACAGGTAACGATTAAACAATAATGTAGATATGTTAGCATGGGACAAAGATAATCAAAAATTTCAATAAAACAAAAAAGGTGGAAAACTTCCACCTTTTGTTAGTACCCCCGACAGGATTCAAACCTGTGACCCCAAAATTAGAAGTTTTGTGCTCTATTCAACTGAGCTACGAGGGCAGATTGGTAGTCGGAGCGGGAATCGAACCCGCACGGACACAATGTCCACAAGATTTTCTTACTACTATAGCTTTCGCTACCCTTTCGGTTTGTAGTCTGGACTATACCTTAACCATATCATTTCTGATTTAGGTTCTCCGTGTCTAGTCTCTACACCTTCCCTTTCGGGCTTGGCTCGGGGTTCCCAGATTAAAGGGTTCACCGAATTTACGGAGTTCTACTTAGAGAGTTTCCCCTCTAGCACTCAAATAGTTAAAGTCTTGCATGTCTACCTATTTCATCATCCGACCATTAAATAAAGAACGTTTTGTGCGCCTGCTTGGGTTCGAACCAAGGACCTACTGATTATGAGTCAGTTGCTACTAACCAGCTGAGCTACAGGCGCTTCCCTCAAATCCTTTACAAATATATAACATATATTTTTGTAAATCAAATTTTTCTTTGTTAAAATAAAAAATCCCTTCGTCTTGAAGGGATTTTAAGGTAATCCCTTATTTAGAATAAGTTCTCAAACAGTGTGCTGTCCAAGCAGCTGCTCCAAGGAAGATTGGTACTAAGATACCCGCTCCGCCAAACATTGCGATATGAACCGCAACTGCTCCTGACATAACTGATGAAAGGACCAATGCCCCATAAACAGATGTTCTTGGAATACAAAGTGCGATTACACCGGCGACTTCCATTACTCCAACAAGAGCCATGTAAGGTAACATGTTCATTGCAGTAAAGTTAGTGGTCATGGCCTCACTTCCCATAATCTTTGACAATCCGCCAATTCCGAGCATAAAGGTTACAATTACTGTAAGTAACCAACCTAAATTTTTAAGTGTTAAATAATTTTTCATATGACAAGTATAGGTTATTAACTCTATAATGTCAATTGATTTTTAATTGAAGGGTATTCTCAACACAACTTTCAATGAAAGTGGAATTTTCTCGGTCTTTGTGACCCTCATTTGGAGGGTATTCTCAACTCCATTGGTCCGTCGGTTTCTATCGTTGATGCCATTCTCAACCCACTCACCAATAACTTCTTTAGAATCAGACTCTTGTAAAGAAAAGAATAAAGAAATTTCTTTAATCAAACCATAATTAATATAACACCGACCATCTGATTTATCATATCTTATTTTAGCATATTCATCATCTTCTGACTTAACAAAATATATTTTGTCACCTTTATCAATCTGAATGAATTTCTTCATGTCAAGTTTGCGAAATGTTGCCACCATTTTCGCTTGAGATTCTGTGATTAGATATTTCATATAATATAAATATGTTATTTGAAGGGACTCTCAACAGATGCCATCCACATCTTTGCGAACTTTGCGGTGGTTGTGACCTTCGTTTGGAGGGTATACTCAACCCACCTTCCGATAAATTCTTTAGAATCAGATTCTTCTAAAGAAAACCAAGAAGAAATTTCGTTAATTAAATTAAAATTAATAAGACACCATCCATCATCTTTGTTATATCTAATTTGAGCATACTTATCATTCTCTGATTTGACAAAATAAATTTTGTTATCCCTTTCAATCTGAATGAATTTCTTCATGTCAAGTTTGCGAAATGTTGCTGCCATTTTCGCTTGAGATTCTGTGATTAGATATTTCATATTAAAAAGACTTGGTAACCCTGAACATATAAATCCCTCGTTCTTTATTGAACGGTTCAAAACTCAACCTAACATTACTATTTTCAAGTGGGATATTAACAAACACAGGTTGAATTGGGAATTTCCATCCTTCTGCGCTTATATGAAATGCATTAATTCCAACATTACTTTTGTTTAACTTTCCCAAGAAATCTTCAGGAGTTTCTTCTTTTTTAAAATCAACTTTGAATTTTCTAAAGTGATTAATAACATCTTCATCAACTTTCAATATGGAGTTTTTTGGAATTACAGGTCCTCTATCTGTTTGTTCCTCAATAACTCGTTTAACAATCTTAACCAAGTCTGATTCTGTTAATTTAATTATTTTTGACATATTCTATTATCCAAATCGTTTATTAAAAAGTTCACTTTCGTAATCATCGTCATCATCATTTTCAGGCTCTTCTTTTTTGGGTCTAATTGCATTTTCATATCCCAATGTTTCAAATGGGACTTTTTTCCCTTCTTTTGCCGAATAATAATATTCATACATCATATTAAGTAATCTGGTTTCGCCAACAATTCTTAATAATTTTGTATTGACAATGATACTTCTATTTAATACCAACTTTTTCATACTTGGTTTATTTAAGTATCTTTCATAAATGCTATCAGATACAATTTCAATAACCTGATTCTTTGGTATTCCGTCCTCAATCAATACCGTTTGGTCTTTATAAACAATGGTATTAACATCGGGCATCTTCATTAACTTTCTATATACCTCTTGAACATCGCTGGTAGCATTTTCTTCTGACTGAATAAACTTAACCGTATTCAAAAGTTTTCTATAAATCTTAACTCCTATATTATATCCCAAGAATGACTTTGGTAATCCTTTTGGGAAGTGAGTTCTATTTCTTGGATAATCAAGGTATAGGTAGATATAAATTGGTTCAACAAATTTTGTGAAATCTTCATAAAGTTGAGCAACCTTTGTCTCCTCTTTTAATCCAACGAAATATTGGGACTCCAATAAGTTACCATACAAATTCCTCAATTCTTCCATTTTTTTCTCAAGTTTCTTTGGAAATACCACATAAAAGAAATTTTGCCATTCTTGTAACTCAATATCCTCCCATTTAAGATTTGTTAATCCATCAACAATTTGAGCATATAACTTGTTAATCTTCTGAACATCCTTTTTGGACTCTTCTTTAAGTTTTGAAGCTTTCTCTTTTTTCTTTAAAGATTTAACAAGATAGTTCTTTGGTTGGGATGCTTTTATCTTCCCAATGTCAATACCCATCTCTTTAACCTCAGCTTCCTCTCTTAAAATTTGTTGGATTAAACCTCTCATACTGAATAAATATTTCAGTTTTTGTCTTTTTTCAATTTGATTTTGTGGTTTCAGGTATTTGATGTATATTCGTTTAAATAAAATATTTATTGATAAGATGAAAAAAGAAATTATCACTGAAACTCGTAGAATCCAAGAGATTATGGGAGTTAATATTAAAAAAATGATTAGTGAATCAATTGAGATAAACGAACCCAATTTAACTGATGAACAAAAATCAAAGATTGATTTCTTCATAACTGAATTGGAGAAGGAATGTGCCGAGAATAATATTGAATTGTTCCTTCCTAATACCCCTGGTGTTCAATATCCAGGTATGGATACTCAAACAAATGGGTATTTTGATTCAGGTAACCGAGTTCTTGCTTGTGCAACAGGGAAAGAACTAAATAAATGGTTACTCATCTTATTACACGAAGCGTCCCATATGGACCAATTTCTTGAAGGGGACCCATTATTTAATGAATCATTAGGTTTGGAGGAAACTTTCAAATGGATTGAAGGTTCAGATGATGTTGATTTTAATCTCGTTGATGAAGAAATCAAACAAAGCATTGCAGTTGAGGTGGATTGTGAAAAACGAACCGTTGCGAAGATTAAAAAATATGGTTTGGACTTTGTTGTAAGTGTTGATGAATACACCCAAAAGTCAAACGCTTACGCATTGTTCTATCTATGGATGAGACAAAAAAGAAGTTGGTATAAGATTGGTTTTGAACCATACAATATTGAGTCAGTTTACACAAAGATGCCAAAGACATTTGATATTGATTACTCAAATTTAAGTGACGAGCTCATTGACGCCTTTAACCATCTACACCTATTATCAACTCAATAGTAATAAAAAACCCCATCCTTATGGGTGGGGCTTTAAGTGAAACCTTGTTATTTATTTTTAGAACTTTGTTCCGCAGTGTGGACAGAATTTATGGTTATCTTTCTTCCTCTTACTTCCACAATTGGTGCAGTAAAGAACATTCACCTCACTTGCATCAACTGGTTTTTCTGACATTGGCATTAATCTCCAAGTTGAGTATGATGATGGGTAAGAATTAAAATCCATATTCACTGATGTAAATTCCTGATTTGAACTTCCACCTTTTTCAACACGACCTGTTTCTTTAAACCTGTTAGTTAATAATGACTTCCCTAAATTTTGAGAAGTATTATAATCAACATTATTATTTAAGTTATAAGATGCGTTTGTGGTATAAAGATTATTACCTGAACTTGTGGTGGTGTTATAATTATATAATTTGAAATCTGTGGTAATGTCCCTACTATTACCATAGTTACGAATACCATAATATCCATAATCACCATGTTCATTTGTGAAAGTTATACTTCCACCGTAACGATTCTCCTCATAGAACTCAACCTCAACAACTCCGTTGTTTTTGATTGCTTCCTGCACCTCTTTGGATTTGGCATTAACCTCATAGGTTTCAAACTTGAACTTTCTCGCCTCATCCAAATACCTTTCAAGGAAAACCCTTTGACCTGGTTTTAATACAACTCCACCACCACCGATGTAGTTTCCGTTAATTTTAAGTTTTGCTAAAACTGAATTTTGTTGAGGGTTGAAGATTTCAACTTCAAATTCATCCCCGTCTTTTAGATAAACGACACTTCCATTTTGTTTTAGTCGTTGTTTCCCTACCGTAATGAACGCAGCAGGGTTCTTTTTAAATGATTTGTAATACATTTTTTACCTTATTTTATTGTTTATGTTTATTGAACCCCACTTTGTTGGTATTTCTCCAACTCAACTGTCTCAAAGGACAGGTGGACCTCAGCAACAAGGTTTCATTAATAATTATAAGGTAATTTGTTTTTGTGTAAAGATTAATTGTAGGGTATTCTCAACCCACTTACATCCAAATTTCTGTAGATGGAGTGGTGTATTCAACCATTATTTGTAGGGTATTCTCAACCCATCTACCAATAACTTCCTTAGAATCAGAGCTTTGTAAAGAAAAGAAAGACGAAATTTCTTCAATCAAACCAATATAAATAAAACATTCACCATCATCTTCATCATATCTAATCTGAGCGTATTCATCGTCATCTGAATTAACAAAATATATTTTGTCACCTTTATCAATCTGAATGAAGTCCTGATGATTAAGATACTTAAAAATTACTTTATCAATTTGTGATTCGGTGATTAGGTATTTCATATTGTTATAATCTTAAATAAATTAAATACCCAATCTATCTCTGAGTTCATCATTTATCATTTCGTAAGCCGTTTCTTTCATCCGTTCTGCAATTTCTTCATCCACACTATCAAAAAAATTATTTGTAGCTATCATATCTACATCTATAGTATTAATAATTCGTTCCAAATTCTCAGAAGTAAACGCCATCTGTTTCTTATGCATATAACTGCCGATACCTGATTTAACATCATAGAAGAAATCAACATTACTTACTTCAATATCACCATTACCATAATACGGTGGGATATTTCTGGAAAGGTCACCAAGGATATTATCAAGTTCATCAGGGTCAACATCTTCATAATCATACTCCCATCCACCATCCATTAAAGTTTCACTCCAAATACTCTTCCAAAGTTTATTAGGATTAAAATCTTTTAAATACATTGCCTCAAGTTCATCCTGATGGTTATCAATCCAAGTATAAATTAATTTATCAATGAGTTTCCTTTCTCTATCTGGGTCCACAATATTTCTTTCATTATGGATTGATTTTAACTTTTCAATAATCTCGTCATACTTTGGGTGTTGCTTTGGGTATGATTTATCGCTTAATTCAACCCTACAGTTGTTTAATGCGTCACACCAATCTTGTCCATCATCGGGTTTAATATGATGTGAATACTTATAACCTGGGTCAGTATTTGGTTTATTCTTAAAAATCCAAATGAACTCAGTTCCTGTTCTATTATATCTTTCCCAATTCACAGGTGTGTCTCTACCGGCAGTGCACCACTTGGTCCCCGCACCATACTTACAACTTGCCTCCCAAGTATTGGCCTGAATAATTAACAAGTCCTTATCCTCATATACCTTTGTAGCATCTTTTTCTTTCCTGTCACCAATAACCTTATCCAAATCTTTCTTTAACTGTTCATATGAAGAATATTTTGCAAAATCCCTCATAGGTAATGACCTTTGGAATTTTAACACGTCATCCATAATGGACATTGCCATTTCAGGATTTCCACTTTTTTTATTAGCCCAAGATGTATATAATTTTTTTGATTGTTCTGATTGTTCGTTTATAACTCTTTTAACAATCTTAACCAAATCTGATTCAGTTAATTTAACTATCTTCTTCATATGTAATAAATATATTACAAAAACAAAACCCCTCACTTGGAGGGGTTTATATTATTACTTTACAATCTTCGTGGTGTAGAGCTTACCTGAGTCATCATTAATCATAATCACATAGGTCCCCTGACTTAGATTTTCAGAATCAATTTCCATCATATTTGCTATGTATTTGTTTTGATAAACACATCTTCCGTCAACTGACATAATCTTAATGTTTCCGTTATTAGATGGTGTTGATACGTTAATCATACCTGATACAGGATTTGGCCATACCTTAACATTGTTGGTCATTGTTTCTTCAACACCAACAGTGTAACTATCAACAACATTCAACACCCACTCGGTCATTATACCACCAGGATACCATCCCATAGAATCAATTGTAAATGTTAAACAAGTGTCAGCAACACATCCGTCAATAGAATATCCTCCAACACATATTTGATATGTTCCAACACCTCCATAAGTTGTTGTTGGGTATGCAACATTTGCTGAGTCACCATTACCAAAAGTCCAAGAATATCCAATACAATTTGAAGATTGGTTAATCAAAAAGATTGTATTATCTTCTGTAACAACTGAATCAGAAACAAAATACATATTAAGTGATGGAGTCATTTCAAGTTGTCCGTCACAGTTATTGTCAATTCCATCACACATTTCCATAGCCTGAGGATGTGTATATGGGTCAAAAGGACCACAATCAACATCATCACCCCAACCATCACCGTCACTATCAATAACTGAAGTCAAATCAATTGTATATGTGTTAATTGCTCCAAAGATAACAATACCACCAGTACACTGAGTCATACCCATACAATTGGTTGCACATAGATAAACATAAATGTCACTACCAACCATAGGAACCGATGTTGTGTAAACACCTGATGGGTCGGAAGTCAAAACCAATTCACCAGTTGTTTGGTTCAAAGAATCAATGTACATACCTGTAACGGTATATGGACAATTTACATCACCAATAACGGTCAAGTTGATTGGGAATTGAGAAAACACGTTAAGTGTCAGAATGCCCATAAGAGCGAAAAGAATAGTTTTTAATTTCATAATTATTTTTTTTTAATTTAGACAAAGATAAGGCAAATTAAGTTAATAGTAAAATAAAAAACCCCTCTCTTTTGGAGAAGGGTTAAAATGAACTCGGGCCCAGCGAGCCAATCTTTCAGGAAGCGCCCTTTTTAAAGTTCATTTTTAGTTTTAACAAACCATCTACGCTCTCCGTAGTTGTGGATTTGACAGAGGATAATTTACTCCTCACCTGTTGCGTGGCCACACAGAGCAGGGTCCATCACAGAGTACTTTGGGTCATTTACAACTTATTGGGTAATTACTCCCATAAGCCAAAGTTCCTTTCAATGAGTGCTAACCTCATCTTCTGTATGATTTGTTTTGTGGGAGTAGAAGGACTCGAACCTCCGAAACCTATCGGTGAGACATTTACAGTGTCTTGCAATTGCCGCTATGCGATACTCCCTTATTTCTTTTACAAAGATACAATAAATATTTCAAAAAACAAGAAAAAAATAGTTAGGACAACTGACTTTTGATAAGAGTTCAGATATTTATAATAAAAGGGTATTATGGAATGTAACATTTGTGGTAAAGAAATTAAAAATAATGGGGCACTAATGGTTCATCAAACCACTTGTGAGTATGTTTATAATGTAAAAGAAGAGATTAAGAAATTATATATTGATGAATTATGGTCAATAAAAAGGATAAAAGACAAGTATAATTTAGGTTCACAAACAATTGTGGATTTATTAGGGAATAGTTTAAGGACATCAAGTGAATCAAATAAAATTGCACGTAAATTATTTCCAGAATCATTCAAACATTCTGATGAGACAAAACAAAAAATTAGAGAAATCAGGATTAAGTTTATGAAAGAAAACCCCGAACAAACTGCTTGGAGGACTAAGAATTTATCCTACCCTGAAAAACTATTTTTGGAAAAGGTATATGAATTGTGTTTAGATAAAAAATATTCAATAGTTAGAGAATATTCTGTATTCCCCTACTTTATAGATTTCGCGTTTGTTAATGAAAAGGTTGCGGTTGAGATTGATGGGTCTCAACATTTATTACCTGAAAGAAAAGAAAGGGATGATAAAAAAGATGAGTTATTAAAGGAAGATGGTTGGTTTATCTTACGTGTTAGTGAAAACGAAGTTAAAACAAATATCAAATCAGTATTCAACACAATAATCTCAATAATTAATGATAGACCAAAAATACAATCTATGAAACTTGGGGTAGTAAAGTTCCCAAAGAAAAGACAGAAAAAAGAAAGAGAATCTTGTGGTTTAACAAAAGGTGAAATTGAGAGGTCAATTAAACAGAGAAGAGTTACTCGTCCTCCTTATCAAGAGTTGATTGATTTAGTTAAAACGAATGGATATAGTAAAACAGGAAGAATGTTTGGAGTTTCTGACAACTCAATCCGAAAGTGGATTAAATCTTATGAGAAGGATTTGTAGCCCGTGGCGGTAACGCTCCGCCGTCTCTGCCGTGAAAGGGCAGTGTACTTACTTCTATACGAACGGGCCAAATAAAAAAAGATAGCCTATAGTGTCCACATTTCTCACTATAAGAAGTAACGACCAGTCAAGTTGTGAATCTTACTTTATGTTGCCTGCAACAGGTGAAACTTACTTCTATCTTTTGGAAGCAGGAGCAAGATTCGAACTTGCGACCTTGACCTTATGAGAGTCACGAGATAGACCATCTTCTCCATCCTGCTTTATAATATTTTGTTTTTCAATTCAGTCGTTTCCGAATTGTTTGACAAAGGTAAGATATAAATACTCCCGTGTCAAGAAAAATCTTATTTATTTTTAACCATTAGTTCTTTAGCATTCTACTTCCAGTTCCCACAAATGTGGCACGAAATTGTATCTAATTTAACCCTACGTGACCTGTACGGGTACTAAAGTTTACTAATAGTTTGTAGTCAGGACAGGATTTGAACCTGCAATCTTCCTTGTTAGGAGCTTTGCCAATTAAGTTACCTGACTATGTTGCCAGTCTTTCCTGGCCGTCTCCTTGCTCCACAGGTATGAACCCGTATTGCCCTTGGTTGGTTTGTACTCAGAGAAGGACTTGCACCTTCATGTCATTTCTGACTCGGATAGTTACCCTAGCGTCTGTCTATCGGACTAATGCATTCGTCTCGCTTCCGCCACCTGAGTATTCTTTTATTCCTTCACGTATTTCATCATCTCTTGCATCTTGGTAATCAAAAACTCCATTTCATCTTTGTTAAGATACAAACGAGGACTACTACTACCATCCCACTCCTTAGTTTCAACAATAATCCCGTCGAATGTTTCTGTTGGGTAAACTTCAACTTTTTGTTCTTCAGTACTAATCTCCACTTTGTGCCAAACTTTGTTTTTCATATCGTTTAATTATTTCTACAAATATAAATTGAAATTTTCAATTATCAAAATTTAAAAGGGTCCCAATTTGCAATTCTCCAATCAAGTTGAAGTTCTTTTCTAACTTGTTTTTTCTTCTTTCGTGGAAGATTACGGGATTCACGGAACTTTCGTTTGATAGATTCTTTCCATTGTTCACGATTGTTCTCATAAATGAACATCTCGTCCATTGCTGTTTGTAAGAAAAAACCTAACCCGCCACCTAAAAAGTTATTCATATATTTTTTTATTTATTGGTTTCTATTTCTTCAATTCGGTCACTAATGTATTCATAATACTCTGAAAGAGAATCTCTAAGTCCATTTAGTTGCTCAATTCTCTTTTCACAACCATAATATGTGTCAAGGTCTCTCCAAAAGATTCCTTTTCCACGAGACTTATCTTGTAACTGACGTGTTTCTTTAAGGATTTTATCAACAAGAATGAATTGGTCTCTAACATCATTTTTCTTGTCAATCAACTGGTCAAATTCTGATTTTACTTTCATAGGACAAAGATAATATAAAGTTTTCAGTTACACAAAATTTTTACAAATTTCTTTTTCATTACTTGTGTCCCATAGTTTTGGATTCACCATATGACAAGTGTGTTTTCTACCAGTCCTTTCAGTAAATTCTCTTAACTTTCTATTGTGGTTGTTATCAACCTTATACGGACATTCTTTACAACAAGACATAATGGGAAAAATTTTGAGGTCGGGGTCAGATTCGAACTGACGTGTGACTTTCGTCAAACGGTTTTGCAGACCGCTCTTTTCAACCACTCAAGCACCCGACCTTGTTTGTGAATACAAAGATAAAGCAAAAATCTTAACGAATCAAAACAATATGACCTTTTTGTGTGTGACCAATCCCTCTATCGTCCCTATAAGTCATAACCCAGTTATAAACTCCATTCGGACAAAAATATCCTGTTCCATCATTTCCATTCCAAGTTTGAGTTATTGATTTGATTTCATACACAACCATACCATCTTTATTGAATATTTTCATATGTGGTTCATATATTGATTCACCAACAATTTTAAATGCATCATTGTACCCATCACCATTTGGTGTGAATGATATTGGAACAAATAATCTGTGACATGCTTCAACATCAATTAATATATAACCGAGTTCACTTTCACATCCAATGGTGTCCGTCCCATAAACTGTTATTGTATGTAACATTGTTGTATCATACCAATTCTGATATAATTCAAAATCAGTATCTTCTTGTAAGATACCATCAACATGCCAAGTATATTCAACACCAACTTCTTCATTTACATAATAAAATTGTTCAGGTGAATTTTGACATAAATCAATATCTAGTAATGTCGTATAAATTATTGGTGATGTAAATGGTTCTCTAACAAACACTTCAACAGAATCTGCAACAGGACATCCGTGTATGTTGACAAAATAAGTTGGGTGATAGGTTCCTGAATTATAACCTGTGAATGTATTACCAACCAAATTCTCACCGGCCCAAAATCCCCCTGATGGTGACGCAAATAGTTTTGTTGAATCTCCCAAACAAAGACCTGTTCTTGGTTGTCCAAATGTAATCAAGGTATCAACAACCGTAATATCCAAAGTTATTTCATCCCCAACACATCCTTCAGCAGTTGTTTCCTGAACATATAATGTATAAGTTCCAGGCCAAGCTCCCCAATATACATCCGCAACATTTGAACCATTTTGGTCAATACCAAAATATCCACCATTAGCACTCCATTCATATGTTGACCCAGGTGTATTAACGACTGAATATTGTTGCATAAGTCCAACACAAACTGAATCCGTCACATAAGTTATTGGTGACGTATCAACATCTCCTCCTGCGATTGCCCCATTGAATACCTGAAATGGTCCATCAAAACAAGATTCATTTCCCCAACTTCCCATCGTTCCGTCAGCATAAGGTGTAACTTCAATCAATAAAGAAAGTGGGTCACATTGGTCGGATACTTGTAATTGGACACAAAAAGTCCATAAACAATTTGTTCCAAAGTCACCCCAATCATTTCCCGGATTTCCATCAGTAGGTCCTTGTGGTCCCTCGTAAAAGTAACCCGGTCCAACAGTTAATGTCCCCGCATTATTGGTAACACTTTCCAACCATAACCATCCTTGTGGTGGTGTTGCTCCTCCACAATCATCAGGTGCTGATATAGGTGTATAAGATACCCAACCAGGCCCTAAGTTAATACTAAACCCCTCCAACCAATTTGAACCAAATGAAGTATCCCAACCATTTAAAGTGTAACACATAGTTACAACAGTCCCTGGTTCGTAATTACCATTAACAGGAGCGGGATTTAATGTGAATGACGGTATCCCAGCACATTGTGCAAGTATAAGATTGGGGATTAATAATAGGAGGAAGAATAGGTGTCTCATGCTGATAAATATCAACTAAGACATAAACCAATAATTAATAGTTGTTTAATTTAAGAAGGTCTTAATTGTAATAGAATACTTTTTAACAATTTCGTCAGGTGTCATCTGAGTCATTACAGGATTTGCCGTGTTTGTGAAGACATAACCCGCAATTGGCTTCTTTGTTTTATAGTCATAAACAAGTTTAATACACTCCGTTGGGATGGCAACATTTGTATTAGGTAAGTCCTTATCACCAAATACATTAATACATATAACTAACAACTCTTTATCCTGACTCCACTTTCTAATTTCAGTTTCAACTTTCTTCCAAGGACCTCTATTCATTCTTGGGTGTTGTGGAACACAATTATAATATCTGAATGTTAATTCATCCAAAGTACAATCATAAGCAAAGTCTTCAGCATTTGCCATATGTCCCTTGTCATAACCTGATTTAGAATAATCTTGGTCTGTCGCAGTCTTAAATGACTCGTCGTTTTTAAAATAGAACTTGTCTCTCTTACAATCACCACCTCCGTGATATAACTTATAAGTCACAACCGTAGGATTTACATAATCATATTCAAAGTAAGAAGTGTAGTTTTGTTTTTTAATAACCACATCATAAGATTGGGAAAAAGAAATGGATACCCAAAATGTTAAAAGAACTAATAATATATTTTTCATAATCATAAATATACTATTATGGGATTTGTACCCCCTGAGAGACTCGAACTCTCACTAAAACATCGTTCTAAGCGATGTGCGTCTGCCTATTCCGCCAAGGGGGCAAGTTCCCCACCCTGAGATTATAGGTGAGTAGATATATCGGTTTTCTATTTCTTAAAAACCTGCTGGTCTTACCCGTTAAAAACATCCAACACTACTGGGAGGGATTGTGTCAGTCCCTTTATCCCACGATGTCCCACTCGCGCCGTAGACATTCTGCGGAATCATTCTTTAGGTCTTGATTCGAAGACCGTTGAGTATCTCTTACTCATTACCTTTATCAATCCATTGATTGGTGATAGTGGTCACCATCATCATCTTTTTTTCTTAAAAAAATGTTTCCTTCCGTTATTATCACCCACGTACCCAATAATATAAACAATAGAATCCCAATCATACTTTTTGTTTTTTAATTTTAATTTTTGTAGTCAGGACAGGATTCGAACCTGTATTCAGGGACTTAAAGTAAGTAACCCTCCAAGTTTGTATGGCAACCAATTCCACCACCTGACTATTTTGCCGTCTTTCCGAGCTGTCATCACACTATTATAAGGGTTAGTGAGCGTTTCCCGTTAGTAGTCAGGACAGGATTCGAACCTGTATTAGCTTTTGGTATCGTTGACATTCGGCCAATTTTTGTGTAGTGTCTGCTACTGCTAAGGCAAACCAATTCCGCCACCTGACTATGTTAACTACGAGAGCACGTTGTTCTTTGCATCCTCTTTGATATTTCCCGCGGCTAGTTAGACCGGATAGAGCGTTTCCCTATCAGAAGTTCCCTATGGTTATCATACCATTTCTCATCGTATTGGACATACTATCTGGTGATGAGCCAGACCGTGTAGTCAGGAGAGGATTCGAACCCCCAACAATGCAACCTTTATACTTCTCGCGTCCAAATGGTTATGGACCGTGGTGTTTTCAGGATGTGATGCCGTTTCCACATTACGCATTACCTGACTAATTATTTTACAAATATACTAATTTTATTTCATAATCCCCTTCCCTTTCAGTTAAAAACTTTTTCGCTTCATCAATGGTTGGGTGAGTTCTATACGGAGACCTTGGTAGTAATCCACTTTTTGGTCCGTATATATGAACAGATTTACTACAACTAAAGGTTACAATTTTTTCTTTATTTGTCATACCTTACCCATTTTTTACCTCTTCATCCCAATCTGATACAACAAACTTCAAATCCATCCATCCACCATCTTCATCAATGTATTCAGCTAAGAATCCGCCAGTTGATACAGTCGTCTTTTCCTCAATCGCCATTTTCAAAAGTCGTCTTGCTTCACTTCTTAATTCATATTTTTCAGGTACCTCAAGGCCACCATTACTATTCGCCCATTTCCAATTAAGGAATACCATTACCTTATGAACTTGGTCAAAGTCAAAGTTATCCATTATGTTGTCAAGAGCATCTTGTTGTTTCTGTGTCATATTCTTATCGGTTTGTGATTACAAATATATATCAAAGTTCCTGTCAGTCCAAATTTTATTTTAATTATCTTTTAGTTTGTTCAACAATTTCAATTAACTTGGTAAGACAAGCAAGTTCTGCTTCTTCATAGGTATCAAATTCAGGAGAGTCATCATCTTGTTGATGTTTCCCTCTTTTATCAAGAATCTCGTAATCAAAACTACCTGAACCAGAATTATCATCTTGGTAGTTAGTTGAATGAAATAACTCGTACTTCTCTCTAAACCAACGGAATGCTTGTTGGAAGAGTGGTGCTTCTACTACTTCACCATAAGAAGTTTTAGAACCAAATGATAGTTGTTTATTAAAATAATAACTCAAACATTCTTCATCAAATCCAAGTGCTTTGAGTTTAACCGCCAACTCGTAGGGTACAAATTCCTTTTCCATTTGACAAATATACTGTGATGTTCTTGTTAATCCAAATTTTCTTTTGACTTTTCACTGAAATCCACATCATACATCCCAGCTTCCTCGTCGTGTTTCATTATCCGTATCAATAGTTCCTTCTGTCCTTGTTTTGATACAATCTTATGTGCGTCGTTATCAAAGATACTATCCCATATCATCTGAAATGGATAGATTAATGTTTTCCAAAGTGTTTTCATATTATTTAAGTTTTTCCTCTTTCCTTTGTTTATACGTTTTATTCACTTTATGTAACGACAATTCATTGTTGAATCTTTCAATCTCTTTTTCAGTAATATTGTTCAATCTAAAATTAGCATTACCAATATACTCCTCGGAAATATCAATACCAAAATAATTGTGTCCGAGTAGTCTAGTTGCAACCGCACTTGTTCCGCTCCCCATATAAGGGTCAATCACCAAACAATTTTTCAAATCATCCAAAATTGAATAGATGCACCTTGTCGGTATCTCAATTGGGAATGGTGCCGGGTGATTGAATACTACCGTCTTATCCATCTCAGGTCTAAGTCTCCAAACTGATGTCATCAAAGCGTGTTTTGACATTAGCTCAGCTCCATTATCACCTTTGTTTTTTGGTTTATATAGCCAATATATTCTTTCCTCAACTTGCCAAAATCTCCATCCTCTAATGTTAGCAGCAATATTACGGTCCCAAACAATCTCTTGTTTTACCACCCAATCAGTTTTTTTCAACCAATCAATCGGATGGAACATTTCACCTTTATCCCATCTAATTTTATGATTATAGAAAAATGAACCACCAGGTTTTATAGTTCTATATAGTTCATTTAGTATTTCAATTTGTTCAACTTGGTAATCAGATTCATCAGAATTATCAGTAATATCCGAATACTTAATATCCTTTACCAACACCCCTTTCCTATTCTTTTGTTTATTGTATGGTGGTGAAGTAACACCTAAGTCAAAACTATTATCAGGTATTTGTTTTAAAGTTTCAAGAACATCCCCTAAAACTATTTCATTAATTAGATTCATATTTAAGTATAAAGGAATAAAAAGGTTTAGTGAATTTGTTCTCAAATGTTTTAAACTCAGGAGACAAATATTCAATTTTTAAACTATCAGAAGTGTTAAAATGCTTATAACTAAATTTAACACTTCTAACATATCTACTGCTAACATCACCATCAGGTAAATGTTTAGTTAATTGTCTTTCAATCTCAGTTACAAAATCATTTGAATTGTAATCAAAACTAATAACAAATAAAACTTTACCGTCTAAAAATCCTGACACCATCATTTTGACGTTGTCATTCTTATATTTTTTATGTCTCGCCCAAGTAAAATCACTAAAATTACCAGACCCATCAAATTTTTTATTAGAGTCTGATGAAATATTCTTAGGTTTAACCTCAATTGGTTCATCATCAGAATCATAACCCAATTTAGTAACACTTTGGTTTTTACCTAATACCCCAAGAGTAACACCCTCTCTAAATGTAGAAGAGTTCTTATCTTTAGACATCTCACCCAATAACTCAAGTAACAACCTTTCTTTAGTGTCACCATCAAGATTTTTAATTTCATCAATTTTCCCAATTGAGTATTTTAATTTTAAATTAGTTGAGTTCATAGAGCAAATATAATAAAAAAATTTGAATTAAAAAAGTTGTCCCTGCTGGATTCGAACCAACATACTCAGAATCAAAATCTGATATCCTGCCATTAGATGAAGGGACAAAATGGAGTGTAGTGGGGCTGCAGTCCCCTGAGGCACCTACACAAGTTATTCCTCTTTTTGCGGCTCCAACGGGATTCGAACCCGTACCACACGGCGTGACAAGCCGGCATTGTTGCCATTCAACCATGGAGCCAAAAAGTGGGTGGAATCAGAGGCCTTCTGTCCACCGAGACCTCGTAGTTGACTTTCGTCAGAGCTTACCGAGACACTAGGAGCGGGTAGTGGGATTCGAACCCACGGTGATTTCTGCTTGGAAGGCAGACGCAATCGGCCACTATGCAACACCCGCTTATAAAAAACCCACTTCGTCAGATTAACGGACTGACTGCCATATCGGAGGTGGGGTTGTCCTGTTAATTCAGGACCTCGTGGGGTGAGTGGGAGTTGAACCACACATCTTCGGTTTTTCAGACCGACGCGAACTGACCACCTGTGCTATCACCCCATATTTCTTTCAAATATTCTCCACCCATTTTTTACGTTAAGAGTGGTTTTACTCTCATTTTTCACAAGTTCCACCCATTTTTTACGTACTTCCGATTAGTGGACCATCCCGGACTCGAACCGGGGACTCATGCGTGCAAAGCAAGTGTGTTAACCGTCTATACCAACAGCCCATTGTTGTCTAAGTGGTAGGATTCGAACCTACGATATCATGGTCCCAAACCATGCGGGTATAACCATCTGCCCGACACCTAGAAATTAAGTTCTCACGGTTGGACTCGAACCAACGACCTTTTGAATATCAGTCAAATGCTCTAAACCACCTGAGCTACGTGAGAATGTTTGAGCCTCCTGTCGGATTCGAACCAACGACATCTTGTTTACAAAACAAGTGCTCTACCAACTGAGCTAAGGAGGCTTGTTGCACGCCTGAGAGGACTCGAACCTCTAACACCTGGTTTTGGAGACCAGTACTCTACCAATTGAGCTACAGACGCATATAAAAATTGGTAGTGGATGGATTTATCAGGAATCTGGGATTCGTATCACTACGACGCTTCACACACCATAATAGAGCAGTTCTAAGTGTGTACCCTTGCGACTCGTCTCTCCACGTCTTCCATCCTACGCATTTTTACTACCAATTGTGACCCCACCGAGATTTGAACTCGGGACTCCCATATTATAAAAGTATGGCGCTCTAAAAACCAACTGAGCTATGAGGTCATTTATTTTTCCCAATATGTCAAAGAACCTTTTTGTAACACCAAAAAAAAACCCCGAACTTTATAGTTCAGGGTCCTTCTTTATATATTTGATGATACGATTACATCTTATTAAGAACCCTGAACTTACGGCAATCCTGCCCCTTAATCGTAAACCACGCTTGGCCCACGTTCATCGGGAGATTACTTACGTTATGTGTTGAGTTCTGTTTCATTGTTTTCTTATTAAATATCAATTGTTTTACAAAAGTACTGCTATTTTTCAGTTATGTCAAGTTTTTTTTAAAAATACTTCAACTTTTCTATTGAAAAGTCTTGGAGTCCGGTGTAATCTGTGAGTTTGTAACGAAGTATGTCAAATATTAATTCAATTATTTCTTGTTGTACTTCTTGCCATGCCTCGTGGTTTGTCCTATCCATTTCTTCAAATGTATATGTTTCACCGTCAGTCATAAGTGTAACCTCACCACCTGGCTCAATATTAATATTGAGTTCTACAAGATAGAAATCATTATAATTATACATTTTATAAATATCAAATTTAAATATGAAATCATAACCTCCAACACCTATGTTATCATCATAATCATTAACATTAATTGGTTTGTTTTCAAATTTTGATATGAATTTTTGTATATAATCATCACCCAAAATTTCTCTAAACACCGGTAGAACCTTTGTGATATCGTTTAATGAATTTTTACTAACCCCTATGTTGTGATAAATGACAGGTGTTAATTTGGGTATTTCTCCTTTCTTTATCTGATGAGCAATGAAAAACTTCATTATATCTCTAATATTTCCAGTATCTTTTTTCATATTCTAATTTCAAAATGAATCATATTATAATCACCTTTAAAAATCTCAATATCATATGTCATTCCATCATTCACTTTCTTCCTGATTGAAAGAAGTCCAATTCCAGCACCACCCTTTTCACTAAATCCTTCCTTATTTAAATTATTGAATATTTTTTCTTTAATTTCATCCTCAGTTGAACTCACGACACATTCTAATCTTTTTTCTAACCCTTCGGTTTTTTCTTTTGAGATTAAATTTCCGGTTTTTATTATATAAGTATCATCCTTAATTAATTGGAAATATGCGAAAGTATTTCCATGTTCATTCTTATCTGAATGGTGGAATACATTTTGTAAAACTTCAACAATTAAAAAACAAATCTTTCTAATTAATGCCGGTTTTTCATCCAATGTATTAACATACTCAACCACACTGTCAATATATTCAGTTGTAATATTTCCTTCGTATGAGAGTAAAGTCTTTTCCATGTGAGGTTCATCAGTGTACTACATAAATATCAAAAAGTTACACTATAAAATAAAAAAAGGGTGTTTCCACCCTCTTTTTTATTTAGACATCACTTCCTTGTTGTAGTAGTCGTCAAACCCTTCCAACATTTCCGTGATTGATTTGGTTCCTTCAGTTTTGATTACTTCATCAATCAATCCAAATTCTTTTGCTTCATCTGATGTATACCATCTGTCTCGTCTTGAGAATTCTAATACTTCATCAAATGACTTTCCACAATTTTCAGCCAACATCTTAAACAAAATGTAATTGTATTTTTCAGCTTCCAATTGGTTAATACGTGTGTCTTGAACATTTCCATGTGTTCCATGACTCACCTGGTGGGTCATCACCTTTGAATAAACAAGGGATGAACGCTTTCCTTTTGTTCCTGATGACAATAATACTGAACCCATTGATGCACACATTCCAATATTGGTTGTTGCAACATCTGACTTAATGTAATTCATCAAATCCACGATTCCGAGTCCACATAGAACTGAACCACCAGGTGAGTTAATATATAATGTAATGTCTCGTTTCTCCACTGAATCCAAGAATAACAATTGTGCTTGGACAATGTCTGACATTCTTTGGTTAACGGGTCCTGATACCCATAAAATTCTTTCTCTCATTAATCTTGAGAAGATGTCAATCTGTGTTGCTCTCATCTCCCTTTCTTCCAACACATAAGGTGTTAAGGAGTTTTCAAAGCTGTCAAGACTTAATGAGGAAATTCCCTCACTCATTGCGAATTTTCTAAATTCTTTTCCGTAATTCATATTGATTGTTTTGTTTTTTTATATACCACAGCGTCAAGTTCCATCCTCAAATCCATCCCAATCTGAATTTTCTCCTTGAGTGTAAACTTATCTCCATACATTTCAAAATAATTTCCGATGAGTCTTTTTGCAGTTGCGTCTTGTAACGGATGGTCAATTGATTTGATAACCGATTTAACCCAACTCAATACGTCCAAATAATGTTTTGATTTTGCCGCCATTGTTTTATTCTTTTTAAAAAGTTAAAGGTCGTCTTCCCTGTCCGTGGGTAATTCACGAGACGACCTTTGGTTAGTAGTATTTTACCATCAGTAGTATTTCCTCGGATATGCCCCAAGAGAGTGGGACCATAGTAACCGTCCACCGAGGACCTATACTCTCACACTCCGTCCTGTCCCTACTCACTTAATCAAATTAGTCATAAGCTTCTCGGTCAAGGCGCTCAGTGTTACCCTCAAGACATCTTCGCCCTGTCACCATAGTTACTTGGTTAACCTCACTCGGAAGAAGAGTGTATATCGTAAGATTGTCTAGTGTTCTTACGACTTGTGGATTACGACACGACTACTTAAAGCCCCTAACCCTTTTAATCCATAACGAGGGTATCTAATTCATTGTTCCCTATCATACTTGGTTGAACTTCCCCAAACCAATTAACACCGATTAAGTAGTGCTATATGTATTTCACGTTCTGTGTAGCCTCCCCCATAGCCTTGGAGCCTTCAAGCCAGGTTCACACTGTCCAACCGCAGATAAACGGTATTGTGGGGTCTTCTTTACAAATTAGTCTACTCCGACTTCGGACATTGCTTCGTCAGCATATTCCATTATAGTATCAGTTTCAACAGATTCAGTTGCCGTGACAAACGCATCTCTCAATTTGTCTTCATCAACGTAAGTGTTAATCTCACGACCATCAACATCAATAGACACAATTTCATCAGAATCAAGTGACCGAAACATTTCATCAAAGATATAATCATTAATTTTGTTTGTGTACTCAACTAAGAAGTTTTCAAGTTGTTCTTTTGTGAATGTGAATTCAGTTTCTTCAACTCCTGCGTCAACTTTTACTTCATTCAATTGTGATTGGATTTCATTAAGACGCTCAATCAACTCAGCGTTTTGATTTTTGTTTTTACCTTTTTTACTCATAATACTCATTTTTTGTGTTTTCATTTCTTTTACAAATATACAACGAATTTTTTATTCCGACAATATGTAGACATTATTTTCATCCAAAATAATTTCACCTTTATATCCAATCTGAATACCCAAACCTTCCATAACAATTTGGAAATTTGTTTCACTCATAATGTTAGCTTTAACTAATTTCTTATATCCCATAATGAAATCCATCAATTCAGGTTCAGAAATAATTCCTTTTTCAATAACTGGTATCATATCGTTTATTTTTTTACAAATGTAATACTTTTTTTTAACCTACCAAAAATTTTAACACTTTTTCTTTAACTCCAACTTGCTTGATACCCTCATTATTCATTGGCGTATGTACAAAGTTATCTAACGCCCATTCGTGTTCAAATTCCATTGAGTAGTGAAGTCCAGTCTTTGCCATATTCAAGTCATCAATAGCAACCCAATGTGTAACTTCAGGATGTTCCTTTAACCAATCTTGAATCTGAATACTTCTTGTTCCTTCCAAATCCCAATTTCGGTGCCAGGTAACTTTCTCACCATCAATGTTGTTTCCTGTGAAATCAATTGGTCGTTTGATGATACCCTGTCTTTCGTAGTAATCACCCATTTCTTCAACTGTACACCAATTTTTCCAATCAGATGAAACAACAATTTCAGCTCCGGTCTGTTCCAAGATTTTGTTCAGTACCTTGATTGCCTTCTTGTCAAAGTTATCAAAACGAGCATCAACTGGCATTGACATAACGTCCTGACTCAACTTCTTTCTCTCCTTTTGTTGTTTCTTAAATCGTGACCCCCAATTACCTGATAAACAGATAACTCCATCGTGGTCAAGTAGTATAATGCGCATTATATTATATGTTTTTCTTTAATATAGTTTTTAATTTCATTCAAATATACATCATCAACATCACTCATCCAAAAATTTCTTTTTTTATTATTTTCACTTTTAGTTAATAACTGTAAATTTCTAAAATCATTAACCACAGATGCTGGTGTATCTTCTTTAAACCACGTTATTGGTATTTTATGGTCAATTTCATACTTAACCCAATCCGAAGATAAAGTTTCTAAGTATTTTTTAAGTTCTTCGGGGGAATATCCTAATAAAACTATTGTTTTATCATCTTTATCTTTTTTTATTTTTTTCAAAGTTTCCTTTAATAGATATCTCCATCGGTGTTTTTCAGGATTTTCCTTTCTACTTTTCTGAGCAGATTTTCTATTATATTCTTTGTGTTTTTCAATATTTTCTTCCCTCCATTTTTTATTTTTTTCACCAACTTTTTCATTATTTTCAGAGTAATATTCTTTATATCTATCCCTAATGTATTCTTTATTATCATCTCTATATTTTTGAAAATACTCTTTATTTTTTTCCCTATACTCTTTTGATTTTTGTCGGTAATATTCTTTATTCTTTTCCCAATTTTCTTTTGATTTTTTCCTGAAGTAATCTTTACCTCTTAAATCATTAAGTTTTTTTGAACACGTCTTACATAATGAACTACCCTTATAAAATTCATTAACCGTTTTTTCAATTCCACACGCTGTAAAATTGACTCGTTTAGTTTTACATATTTTTGTCTCCATATATATAAATATATGTGTAGGTCAAAAAAAATTACTTTTACTTCTTTTTTGAGAATTTCTCTCGGTTTGTTTGCTTCTTTTCGGGTGGGTGTTTGTATTTAATCTCAACTGAGATTGGCCCGTTTTTGAATTTGGTTAAATCATAAGTCCAGATTGTAACCGCTTCATCGTTTTCATAAACTTGTTGGTATTGTTCCTTTTTACTCATAACGGGAACAAAGATACGAAATTATTCGTCATCTTCAAAATTATATTTAATTTTTTCAACCACAACCTCATTATCAATATTAAAATGTTTTAAATAAACTTGGATAGCGTTAGCAGCAGCGTTTGCAGTTGTATATGCATGATTATATACAGTAGTTCTATCAACGAAACTAACTCCATTTAATATTGAACCAAATGATTTATTTTTTTCTTTACTATCAAGAGAAGTAATTACTACATCAACAAATATATAATCTTTCCATTCACCCATACTTATTAATTGGGATATTTTAGTCACTCTAAACTTAAATTTAGCATCTTCAAATATTGATACCCCGGTATTTTTAATTGTAAGAGTTTTATTTTTAAAAATTTCATTAATTTTTTTTATTTTTTTTTCCATACCAATAAATATTAATTAAAAAAGAAACCCCTCACTTGGAGGGGTTTCTTTTTTAACCTTTAACTTCTTCAAAGTCAACATCATTAACCTCTCGGTCTGTTTGTTCATTTGTTTCTCCTGAACCTTGGGAGTATAGGTCAGAGGAGATACTTTGGAACGTTGTGTTAACTTTATCCATTGAGGTTTTAATCTTATCAACATCCTTTGTAGAATGAGCATCTTTCAACTCTTGTAATGAAGAATTAATTTCTGATTTTTGTTCGTCCGTCAATTTATCTTCAATATCCTTCAAAGATTTTTCAATTTGGAAAATCATTGAGTCAGCTTGATTAATTGTTTCAGCATCTTCTTTAACTTTCTTGTCCGCCTCAGCATTCATTTCAGCTTCTTGTTTCATTCTTTCAATTTCTTCTTTTGAAAGTCCTGATGACGCTTCAATACGAATATTTTGTTGTTTGTCAGTTCCTTTGTCAATTGCTGACACATTAATAATACCGTTAGCATCAATGTCAAAAACAACTTCAATTTGTGGAACTCCTCTCATTGCCGGTGGTAATCCATCCAAGTGGAAACGTCCAATGGTTCTGTTATCTTTAGCCATCGCTCTTTCACCTTGTAATACGTGGATTTCAACTGATGGTTGGTTATCAACTGCGGTTGAGAATATCTGTGATTTCTTGGTTGGGATTGTCGTGTTAGCTTCAATCAACTTTGTAAATACTCCTCCCATTGTTTCAATACCTAATGAAAGTGGAGTTACGTCCAACAACAATACATCTTTCACATCACCGGCCAATACTCCACCTTGAATTGCCGCACCAAGAGCAACTACTTCATCAGGATTAACACCCTTTGATGGTTCCTTACCAAAGAATTTCTTAACCGCTTCTTGGATTGCCGGAATACGAGTTGAACCTCCAACCAAAATAATTTCATCAATTTCACCAACTGTAAGGTTTGCGTTCTCCATAGCCTTCTTACATGGTTCAATTGTTCTTTGGACCAATTTATCAACAAGTTGTTCAAATTTTGCTTTAGATAAAGTTCTCACCAAGTGTTTTGGAACACCATCAACCGGCATAATGTATGGTAGGTTGATTTCAGTTGAAGAAGTTGAGGACAATTCAATCTTAGCCTTTTCAGCCCCTTCACGAAGACGTTGTAACGCCATTGGGTCTTTTGACAAATCCAATCCATTCTCATCTTGGAATTCTTTAACCAACCAGTCAATGATTGCATTATCAAAGTCATCACCACCCAAATGTGTGTCACCATCAGTCGCTAATACTTCAAACACACCATCTCCAAGTTCCAAGATTGATACGTCGTGAGTTCCACCACCACAGTCAAATACAACAACTTTCATATCCGAACCTTTCTTATCAAGTCCGTAAGCTAATGCGGCCGCAGTTGGTTCGTTAATAATACGTTTAACTGTAAGACCTGCAATCTCACCAGCTTCTTTTGTAGCCTGACGTTGAGCGTCGTTGAAGTATGCTGGTACTGTGATGACCGCTTCAGTAACTTCAGTACCCAAATAATCCTCAGCAGTTTGTTTCATCTTCTGAAGAACCATTGCTGAAATTTCTTGTGGTGAAAACTTACGGTCATCAATCTGAACACGAGGAGTATCACCAGTACCCTTAACAACTTTATAAGGAACACGTTTTACTTCACCTTTACTTTCAGTGTAACTAGTTCCCATAAATCTTTTAATTGAGTGAATTGTTTTTTCAGGATTAGTAACCGCCTGACGTTTTGCAGGGTCACCAATCTTTCTATCACCATCACTGGCAAATCCAATGATTGAAGGAGTCGTTCTTTTACCTTCACTGTTTGTAATTACGACAGGTTCTGAACCTTCCATTACGGCAACACACGAATTCGTTGTTCCCAAATCAATACCAATTATTTTTCCCATATATTTTTTATTTTGTTTTTAATTTATTTAATTCGTCACGAATAATAATACATTTTTCAAAATCTTGTTTTTGAATTGCTTCTTTTAGTTCAATTTCAAGATTCTGAATTTTCTCTTTATTCAATTCCAATTTTTTTAGTTCGTCTCTAATTTCAATTGCTCTTTCAAAATTTTCAGATTCAACAGCTTGTTTTAGTTCTTGTTCCAAGTCATTTTCTGTTACATCATCCAATGTACTATCACTAACATAAACAAAATTTAATTTAATGTTATCACCATATGGTTTACTCAACATTCTTTTTGTGAACATTTTTTCTAATTGTTCAAAATCAAAATTATCAGGATTTTCAAACATCCTTCTTAAAATCTCATCAATTCGTCTAAATGAATTAGGCATAATAATATATTTTTTAAGTTTATTTTCAGATGATAATGCCAAAAATATGCCAAAATTAATTGTCTGACATTTTGTCAGTTTCTTCTGACATTCTTTCTTTTTGGTCTAAAAGACCTTTGCCAAATTTGGCAAATCTGTCCCAATATCTTGTTTTAATATGAGAATGGAATGGTCTAGGTTTCCCATCGTCATCAATTCTGACGAATACCATTTTAGTGTGAGTCACAGTTTCCTGAGAACCTGTATATACGTTGTGTTTTCTAACATCAATTGAAATTGTTACTGATGTATTACCAAATTCAACAACCCCTCCATAAATTTTCAGGATACTACCAACCTTTACCGGTTTCTTGAATACTAACTCATCAATTTTTAATGTTACAACTCTTTGGGTATCACAAATTTGAGAGACGTATGAAGCAGCCGCGTCGTCAATTAACCCCAATATTGTACCTCCAAACATATTATCATGGATTCCGATATCTCCTTTTTTACAAATGTATGTTGTTATTAATTCCATTATATATCCCAATAAATTTCTGTTTTCGTTTTTTTTGTTTTGATTGAATACTGATATTCTTTTGAATTTGATATGGATAACCATAATTTGAACCAAACTAAATTGATTCCAAACCGATAAAGAACCTCATAAAATTTTGAAGCGTCTTTTTTAGTTACCCAATTATGGATTATTGTTCTTGACGTAAATAGACCTAAGTATCTATCACCGTAATTAGAGATTTCGGTATCCCAAACCCACTCAAAATTAAAAGAAATCTTGATTTTTTTACCCAAATTGAATCCAAACATTTTCATAATTTAAAAAATAATAAAAATGTTTGGTTTTGTAAAATGCGATTATGTATTTTTTTCTAAAGTTTCTATGTGATGTTGTAGATACCAAAGAGCTTTCTTTAAATCTTCCAATTCTTTTTCTTTATCTTTCTTACCAGCCCTTGAGATATACTTTACAGTATTACCCAAACAAAACCCTAAGTCCCAAGCGTCAATTACTTTAATTGCTTCATAAAGATTGTCCTCCCCACCATAGTGAGATGGGTGATTAACCATTTCTATTTTATTTCGCAAATGTTCTAATAATTCTTTTTCCATCATTTTGAATTTATATCAAATTTAATTTCTTCAGTTTCCATATTATTCCCATCACCTTTCGTCCACTTCATTTTATCATAACCATCTTCTTCAGATTTATATTCATTTAATAATTCGTCAGGTGTCAACATTTTAAACTTTTCAGCCGTTGCATAAACATCAACATTAATTGACATTTTTGTTTTTATTTTATCAATAGCTTCCGCAGCCTTCAAACTTTCCATAATAACTTGTAATACTTTATATGGATTCGCATTTGATGATGGCCTTCTATCCTCCAAATATCCTTTCCATTCTTCTGCGGTTGATTTTGGAATTCTTATTGACGCTCCTCTATCACTTATACCCCAACTAAACTTATCAATACTTTGAGTCTCGTATTTACCAGTTAATCTTAAATGATTATCTGAGCCATAATTTTCAATGTGTTTCTTAGTTGATGATTCAAATGAGTTGAAAATACAGTTAAAGTATTGTTCCCCTCCAATCTCTCTCATTCTTTTGTTTGAAAAGTTAGTATGTAATCCTGAACCGTTCCACTCACCGAATATTAATGGTTTTGGGTGTAACTCAATTGACATTCCTTCTTTTTCAGCAATTTTATGAAGAATATATCTACTAATCCATAAGTCATCAGAAGCTTGTAGGGTATTTTTCGCAAAGATTTGATATTCCCATTGTCCAATTGCAACTTCCGCATTGGTACCCTCAACATTGATTCCCAATGATAAACAATATTCTAAATGTTTCTCAGATATATCTCTTCCGTGAATTTGTCCTCCAACGCCACAATAATATCTACCTTGGACTTCAATTTCACCTCTTTCCATTCCAATGATTGACCCTTTGTGTTTTGAACGAATAAAATATTCTTGTTCAAACCCTACCCATAAATCAGTACCAGTATTCTGTAACTTATCTCTGTCGTTTGATGGGTGCGGATTACCATCTTTATCTAAGACATCACAAAATACATAAATTGTTGGGATAGTCTCCTTAATAATTGAGTGTTGGTAATATCTAACAGGTCTTAAAAAACAATCGGATAGATAACCTTCCGCCTGTTTTGTTGAACTTCCGTCAAACCCCCACATTGGGAAATTATAGTTTTCACCTTCGTCAAGGTTAACTACTTTAACTTTACTTCTAAGATTTGGTTCCGGTGTGTACCCATCTAACCAAACATACTCTAATTTAAAAATCATACTAATAAGTTGTTATATATGTTAGTTCTTGTTTCTTTGTCTGAAATAAAAAATTCCGTCCCAACCTGAGCGGAATAATCATCTAAATACGTATAAAAATCAGAATTGGACATCATCTTTTCAAACTCAGTGAAATTATGTGTTTTCGCAAAATCTTTAATTTTTTGTTCAGAAAGAAATCGTTTGTTAAATCCCATACACAAATATAATATGAAAAAAATTAAATCTCAATTTTTTTCAAGTTATCTATAGAATATTTTTGGAAAATATATGAAAGAAGTTTTCTTTTAAACAATGGAAGTAATGTTTCCTCAACCGGATAATCTTCTCCACAGGACATTTCAAATACAGGTAATTTTTTCGCCTCACTAAATTTTCTACCTGAAAAATTTTCAACTACTTTAGGTAAAGTTAGGTCACCCTTCTTACCCTCATATATTAATTTAGTATTGGTAATATGTTCAGGGTTTGTTGTATCAATTTCATATTCCCAAACATATATTTGGTTATTCTTATTAAGAAAATAAAAATACCCGTTGGTACTGTTTGAATTGTTTTTATTCTTTTTGATTGATATTGATATTGTTTCATAAAACATTGACCAGTATGATTTAACAATTTGAAAATACTCAAAAAATTTAACAGATGAGAATTTCAAAATTTCTTTCATCTCTTCAGTTTCTTCATCAGTTAGACTTGGCACTGGTTTCGCCATTAACTCTTTTAACAATAATTCATCATCAGGACATTTAAATATCTTGTTTGTATATAATATGGTACTCTCTTTGATTAAGGTATGAAGATTCGCCATGTGTAATGACAACTCAATAAAATGAGGATATAGTTTGTTTTCAATAATTAAATCGTCAATTTTTTGAAAATACGACATCAATAGATACTTTTTGTGTTCAGCATCTATCGGTTGGTTAAACATCCAATCTGTCGGTAGTATAAAATTTATATTCTCCATATTATCCTTCTGTTTGGAAAATATAGTAAGTTTCTCCTTGGAATTCAACCTCATGTTCATTTCCATCGTAAGATGATATTGTATGACCGAATCCGTCAGCATCAACCATACCTTGTGCCAAATCAGCTTTATTCACAAATTGGTCAAATTCAATCCCGTAATCTATCAATGTCGCCATCATATCATCAGCCTTATCATTTAACATTTCTTCAACTTTACTTTCAATTAAATCTTCAGAAACTGTCTTTTCACTATCTTTTAATTCATCAAGTTCTTCTCTTAATTCATCTTCTTCATCTGAATCTATTTCAGAATCTTCTAATCTCGCTTCAATTACATCTATTCTCTCTTGCACTTCTTCACTATATTCAAAATCATCTTCATCAAAAATATATTCTATATTGTCTCTAACATACTCCTCTTCACCCTCTCTGAAGTAATCTCTAAACTCTTCCTCATCAATATAATCACCGACAAAATTTTTGTCCATATTCTCAATTCCAACCTCATCAATGTAATCTTCAGCTCTGGATAATGCGGTCGCATTAGTGTCATCATAATCTCCAACCGCATATCTCTCATGACTCTCATTATCTTGGTGTAATACAGAAAATTCTAATAATTTATAATGTTTACCAATATAATTTAGATTATAAACATCAATTCTTTTTTCAATCTCTTCAATTTCTTCCGTTAAAGTTTCAACTTCAGAAACCAATTCATCATTTTCATCATATCCCTCAATACTTTCAATCTCCTCAATTCTATTTCTATATTGTTCTAATTTTTCATCATCACCAGGTTCTTTAGGTTCAAATTGTTCATACCGCACCAAATACTTAAATAAAGCATTTGCACATAACCCAACCATATCCAATTCAGAATTTTCATCCCATTCACCATCTTCTCTCTTTGATTGTTGTTCAGCAACTTTTGCCAAAAATTCTCGTCTTTCTCTCATCTTTCTCATTGGAGTGTCCCAATCTGCAATCCACCCACGACTTCTAATATCAACATTATCTAAGGAAGAAATTTTGGTTCTTGATATATCTAACCCTCCATTAATAACAATCGGACCCAAATCTTTCACAGGTAGTCCTGATAAATCTAATTGTTTATTAATAATTATTTTTTTTCCTCTAAATTTAGGTATGTTATACAATAATCTACCATCGTAAGATACCATCTTTAAGTATCTTTTATACTCATCAGGAGTCAATTCAATATATTCAACATTGTCTTCTTCGTTAATTAAACTCAGACTTTGGTGTTCTGTTATGATAATTGTCTTGTTCATATTTAATAAATACTTCAAAGAACAAAGATATTATTTATTTACAAAAAAGAAAAAAATTTAGATATTTATACGTATAAACTTAAAAAAAATTACTATTATGGGATGCGGTTGCAAAAACAAACAAGTACCACAGGCGGAAGCACCACAAGCGGCACCTGTTCAAGAAAAAAATAACCCTAATTCTGCAAATGCAGTTCAAGAAGCTATTAAAAGCACTTTGAACAAGTATTACACTGTTTCAAAAAAATAATCTTAGTTGGGGTAAGGATTTTTTAAAGGGGGAGTTTTTCCCCTTTTTTAGTATTTATATTTATGAAACATAAAGTAGGAAATAATATTATTATTAATGAGATTACAAACCAAAGAGAACAATCTAATAATTTTTGGTGTAACACTTGGTATAAAGATATTTTAAATACTAAATCAAAAGTAGTAATGGAATCTGATGGTGACTTTTATATTTCCCACCCAAAATTAGATTTGGTTCCTTTATATGAATCATGTGTCAAATACAAAACTATACCCAAATCCGTCAAAAAAATTAATGAGTCAGACAGTAGTATGACAGTAAAAGAAAAATGGATTTCAACTATTGAGAGTATTAATGATGGTGATGAAAAAATAATTTCAAAAATTATACTCCACTTCAAAAATTTAGGTAACTTCATATCTACAATGTCTAAAATGGGTTTATTAGAATACTTTGACCCATTTTCAAATAATCTTGATGAATATCAAAATGAAATTTTTTACGCATTTTATGAACAAGATAATTCATTTATATGGAAAATTATTGATAACTACTTATCTGATGTAACAAAAATAGATAATGATTATTATTTAGATGTTACAGATTTTGAGGATTTATCAGAGTTATTTAACTACCATAGGGGAGAAATTAGTCAGGGAGCAATTGCCGAAATTTTGTCAGGAGAATATGAAATGAACTACTGGAGCAATGTGACCGATGATGAATTTAGGGATGTCTATCAGGAATTAACACCTGAAAAAAAAGAATTAGTAAATAATAGAATTCGTGAAGAAATAAAAGATGAAACATTTGAGGTTACTCACCATACTCCATCATTATTTGATGAAATTGCTGAAAAACAAGGAACTGAAAGTGAGATAATAATAACGGATGAAGTAATAACTGATTTATTAGAAGATGAAGAAAGTATTGAGTATATAATAAGTAACAAAGTAGACGATATTAAAAGTGATTTGTATATGATTTACGAAGGTTGTTATAGGGATACTTTAGTTGATGAATGGTATAATGATTTATGGAATGAACTTGTTGGGTATGCAATTGACGATAAAACTCCAACTTGGGGAACTTATCAAAGAGAAACTTGGGATAAGGAAGGTAAAAGGGTTACAAAAACCTATGATGTTCGTAAATATAAAGTTACTAATTGTCTTCGTGACGTAGCTGTTGAGTTTTTAACCGTAAATAAAGAAAAAACATACTCCGACAATACATTTACTTGGTGGGGAAATTATATGGGTATTCTTAAAGCATTGATTAATGATGGTGATAGAAGTCATGTAAGTACTCCTCGTTTGGATGACTGGCCCGATTCTAGCAAAGTGTCAAAGTGTGTTAATGAAAATATTGGTGACTATTTCTAATTAACTATTTAACCATAATTTTATATTTCATATTTTTTAATATGAAATTATTCCACTTGAATTCAAGATACGGTATCGTTAATCTGATTTCCGATTTAATACTCACAGAACTTAATAAAACAAAAAATTATAATACAGTAGTTCAAGTAACTGACTGTGGTAATTTTTATGTTATCAATGGTAAAACTGAATCAAAAGATATTCTTGATTTAGATGTAATTAGACAAACACTAATTAATAACTTTAAGGATATATCAGATTGGTCAAAAAACATTAATTTCATTGACCTAATTGAATACGATGTTGAATTAAATAAACCGTCCCATCTGTATATTGATAAGTTATATTATTCTGAAAGACCTTCATATTCACAAGAACAAATTAACCACTACAGGAACAATACTGACTTCTTATACTGTGAACAAAACTTTGATTTATATGTATCAAAGAAAGATTCAATAGATAATACTTTATCAATCAGTTCTTCATTCCCATACGGATATTCTTATTCTATGGGTAGAAATTTACTATGTTATAGTGAGTACATTATGTATAACATTGGTGGGATTAAAAACTTAGATGTGGTTGGTATTGAGTATGATTTAACAGGTCTTGAAATTGACTTCATATTTTCAGGGAATAGTTACGTTAAATCCGAAATATTCAAATCAATGATTAAGGATTACTTTGATTTTGATTTCTCAAGATTTGAATATAACAGCTACATAAAAGAAATAATGGACCCATTGGGTCCAAAATCTTGGTTGGTTAGAGATGTAAAATCGGAAATTGTAATGTTTTAACTTCCGTAAGGGTTCATAAACGAGCCAGGTGATGTATTTGAACCACTAGAATAAGGATTCATAAATGAACCTGAATTATTTGATTTTTTTATCTCTACTTTTTTTGGTTCTTCAATTTTATTATTATCTATAGATTTTTTAATAGTATCTTCAATATTCTTGGTAATCTCTTTAGATTTTGAACCTCCGTCACAAAAAGATTTCATTTCAGGATTAGAATATTCAGGATTTTTGTTAATTAAATAACATAACATATTCTTAGCAACCTCAGGTCTATCGTTTATGTATTCATCAAATTTTTTATTAACCATTTGTTTTGCAGTTCCAGATAATGCATTATTTTTTCTTAAATAAAGAACCGCTTGGTCAATTTGTGAAATGTCATCAGATGTTAATCCAGGTGCCGATTTCATTTTTTCTAAACCATCAGCAATTTCGCCATAACTCTTAGACATAAAATCATTTTTAAATTTCATCATTGATTGCTGGTCTTCAGAAATACCCTCAATTAATAAATTATAATTAGATAAAATGTTTTGTTTTTCAGATTCTGATAAAATAATTCTTTTCATACAAATAAATATTATACCCTTTTAGAATATCCTACAATTTGGTAAAAATCTTTCTTACCCTCACAGTATTCTTTAACCAATACCAATAGGTTTCTGAACATAAACGCATCTGGTGTTTGTTTTTCACATTTGGAGAATAACTCAATAAATGTGGTTAAAACCTGTAATGGATAATATCCTCTATCCTCTAACATAATATGGTCAAACCACATTTTTGTGGGACACTGTAACTTATATGAGTTTCTTTCCTCTTCGGTTTTGAAGGGTTCGCATTCATCATAAAGTTTAATCATATCTTCAACATATAATTTTACTCTACCTTTATCGTATTGAGCTTTGGTAATCAAATCAACAATCCAATGAGTATGTGACGGAGTTCGTAACCGTTTACCTTCTTCCTTATGTTTCACAATAAAATCTAAATCGGGACGAGCACCTCTACCTCCCTGATAGATAGCAATTGTATTTTTTTTATCAACTTGCCAGTATGTCAAAGGGGTGTAAACCACCCCTTTCTTTTTAAATGTCAATTCTTTCATTTTGCTAATTTACAGCAAATTTTTGACTTTTTCAATACCCTCTTCAATTGTTTTATAATCCCTATCAGGAGCCATTGGTGTAATCCTTTGTTCGGGATTATCCTCATCAATAACCATTAATGCCGGGACAAATTCATTACCTTCAACTAATTCCATAAACATTTTATACTCTTCTTCATGTTCTTCAATGTCCATGTTTATGAAAGGAATGTTTTCCTCATTTAATTTGTCCTTCATAATCTGACAGAATGGACAACTCTTCATTGAAAAAACAACTAACTCTTTCATAGTGTAGAATAAAAATCAAGGATTTGTTTATCGCTAATAAGTCCTACTTTTCTTCCAACTTCTTTACCTTCTTTGAATGCAATTAATACTGGTACCCCTCTGATATTGAAACTTTTAGCATACTCCACATCAGAATCAATGTCAAATCTAAAGGTCTGAATAGATGGGTATTGTTCGTTTAATTCTTTGTCAACTCCGTTGAATACTTCGGTTAACATTCTACATGGTCCGCACCAATCAGCTTCAAATTTAACTACGAAAGTTCCATTACTTTCTAAATTTCTAACCACTTCTTCTTTGATTACTTTTTTCATTTTTGTTTAAATATAGAATTTATGAAAATCTTGAGCTCTTCAAGTTTTGACTCAGGATAATATATTTTAAGACTTGAGTATACCTCATTTTCATTTCGTGTAAAATATAAATAGTATGTTTTCACTTGAAAAACCATATCATAGTAATAAACTTGACCATCTTGATATTTTGTATTAGCAATAAAAATAGGATACTTTTCCTTCAATTTTTGGATTATTTCAGGACTCACTAAATCAACATAAGTCATTTCAGATAAAATACTTGTGTCTATTTTATCTAAAAGAGTAAATTGTTTGTTGTCTTGTCGTTCCATTTAAAAATACCTTTTTCTTCCACTAATGATAACTCTTCGTTACCATAAAATCTTTCTTTTATTAATTTTGGAGTTTCAAAATCATCCATCAAACTATTCAAATATGAATCAAACATTTGACAAACGTTTTCTAACTCATCAGGTAGTGATTGGTTAAATCTTATTCTACTCTGAACTCTATTTAATCTTAATCTATTATTTCTTTTTGTCAACTTATATTCCAAACTAGCTCTATCATCTGAATCAGGTTCTCCGATTCTAAATGAAATAATCATACTTGGACTTTCAACATAAGTTCTCACACAATTTGATTGAACAACTGATTCTAGTATGTAATCCTTATTTTCTTCAAGTAACACTGGGTAATATTGTTGTCCGTTATATTCAAAAACCTCATTAACACTCTCTTTGAATTTTTCACCGTATTTCCTGTTAACAGATAGAACATTTTTCAACTTGGAGTACTCTGTTGAGTAGTCAACGTGTTCTTCTCTGAATGATTTAAGGTCATATGATTTCCACTCAACATCCGTTTCCATTTCTTCTTTCAAAAATTTATAAAATCTTAAATGGTCTAACAAAGTTGCAATATCAACAGATGAGTTTTCAATATGTTCTATTAAAACTATTTTAAAAAAATTGTTATATTCTTTTTTAGAACAATTATTTATAAAGTATTTAAGTCCGTAAGAATCTAATGTAAGACCATAATAAGACATTTCTAATAACTTTTTTAATTGGTTATCAGTAATTTTTTTAAGAATATCTTCACCGAAAGTTTCACTAAATGCTTTTATTGCATGGGTGTGTATTTGAGAATCAATACTATGTAATACACGTTTTATTTTTTTACCAGTTAGACCATATTTTAACATAATTCCGTCGACTAGATTTCTACCTGATTTTTTAAGTAATCGCGAATCAACTCTGTTAAGAGACATATAATGTTCAAAATTATCAGGATACTTGATATTACGTTTAGTTAGATAATATTTGAAAAACTTCTCCCCCTCACCCAAATAACAATTTTCGTTGAAGAACTCTGGGTCAATCTCAGAAATAAACTTATTCCACGATAATGTTTTTGCCGATATAGCACTAACGATTATTTCATCAGAACATATTGGGTCAACTTGGGCATAGTAATTAGCTTTAAGATTTTCACAAGTAGTGTGTAATGCAGCGTAAAACCTTTTGGCCGCCTCAAACCTGTTTCTCTTTATGGTTGACGACCTTTTGTGTCTTACTTTGGTAGTTGTCCCGTAGAATAAGTCATTTGTTTTTTTATTGTATGTAAGATAAATACAATTAGGTGATTTCTTAAAGTATTTCTTACCAAATCCTCTTCGTTTAGTAAAGTCAAATAATTTAATTGATACCTTATCGTCATATTTTTCAACCACAATAGTTACCCTACGAATGTAACTTTCACAACTAGTGTTACCATAGTTTTTGATTAGGGTTTCTTCGGTTCTATCTGATTTACCTAATGTATAATATTCTCCATCTTTTTCGTAACGAACCATATATGATTTCGCACCAAAAATATCATTCTCATCAGGTAAATCTTTATCATCAACTTTATCAAAAAATTGAGTAAAGTATTGAGGTAAAACAACTTTAAAAATAACTTCCGTTGTTTTTTCTGACTGAGATGTAGTTTCCTTTGTAATATCCGAATGTTTCATCATCAAATTCTTTATGTGGTACAAATATACTTAAATCAATTGGTATTTCCTGAAAAAAAGATTCATTTGGGAATCTAACTTTCACTTTCGTCATCTCTGACACATTGTTCTGCAAGTTTTTTTCCATATTCAGAGTTTCTTGTAAAAGGGTTATCGTAACATAAATCTTCGTTGTCCTTATACACAGCCCACCACCATTTCTGCGGACCCATCTGTTCTACACGAAGAATGTAATTCTTGTATAGACCAATGTAGTTATCATTGTCTTGTAATTTCCACTCTACCATTCTTATTAGTTATATCATCATTATCGTTTATGTAAAACGCAATATCACCAACCTTTGGTTTCTTATTGGTGTAGAACATCACACCATTCTCAGTAACTACTTGCCATTTAGGAGTATCTTTTTCATACGATTTTTCAACACTCACAACTTTAATTGGCCAAAGGTTATCCCCTTTTTGTTCAACAATTGTTGTGTCATTAACAACTGGTTCATCAACGTTCTTTTGAATCTTCAATTCATTCTTTGGAGGAGTTGGTCTCTCATACAGATTAAAGGAGATATAAGTTAAAAGGATTCCAAATACAATTAATGCCGTTATAAAGAATCCAAACATAAATTTATTGAGGTCAAAGTTTTTCATACCACAAATGTAAAACAAAAAACCCGATTTATCAAACCGGGTTTCTTTTTTTTTAGATATTTTCTTCATCTGAAGGTGGAGTTTCATATCCATCATCGGCCAAAGGTTCCTCATATGGAAGTGGTTCTTCATAAACCATTGGTTCAGGTTCAGAAACAACTTCTTCTTTTTTAACAATAATAATTGGTTCTTGTGGAGGTCTTGGAGCTGTTGGGAATTCACTTACGTTGGATAAACTACTTCCGTCTTCCTCGTCAACCTTTTGGATTAACATTTTATCTCTATCTTCAGAGTTAAACCAATAATCCACAACTTTATTAAGGTTACCAACAAAAGCACCCAAAAGGATTAATAACATCTCCTTCCAGTTTTCAGCAATTTCAATGTTGAACATTACTGCCATATTGATACCAAAAATTATGAAGAAGAACAAGAACAATACAATCCCTGTAATCTTCCATCTATTAGCTTGCATTTGTTGCAACATATAATAGAAACGATTTTTATCTTCCACCTTCACATAAGGTGTTTCTCCAAATAACATTTTTTTTAATCTACTCATTTTTTTTATTTTTTAGGTTTATTTATCATCTTTGTTAGGACTTGTCCCATATTTTACACCAAGTATTGTTCCGACAATACTGAAACTATTTGTTAATAGAATACCAAACATATTACTCCAAGTGGAGCCGATAATGTCCGTATCCATTCCTATTGACATAGAATAAACATAAATTCCAGTAGTTATCCCTCCAACACCAATGATGACATATAAGGCAACCTTAACAATATTATTTATCAACTCAAATTGAGTTTTCTTTTGAATTAAATCCAAGTTGTTCTCGGCTTCGTTCTTTGCGTTTTCAGCAATAACTCTCGCTTGTTCCGATTGCTTCATTGCTTCAACAAGTTCGGCGCCTATTTTTTCGTTTTCTTTTTTCCACTCAATTAACTCATGATTTTGAGCTTCAATTTGACTTTTTTGTTCTTCAATACTTGTTAAAGTATTTTGAAGTTCTTCCATCATTCTTTGATTCTCATCATTCAATTTGGTAAGTTCAGCATTTTGAACTTGGACTTTCTTAGTCATTTCAAGTCGTTTGCGTCTTGTTGCTCCGTCCTTATCAACACATTGTTTTAAATACTCAGAAAACTCCTCATCACCTTCAGGGTCAATGAGCTTAATGATATTACCTTCCAAACCAATGTTTTTAGTTTGGAAGATTTCAATCAATTCTTTCTTTGTATTCTTATCAATTACCATTACTTATATACTTTAAACGATTGTGTTCTGTTTTTAAATCCGTCATAATCTTTTTTGAACTCTTCCAATCTTGGTTCAATCTCATCTGACTTAATAATCCAAAATTGAGCACCTGCTTGAACTGCCTTTGCCTGTTCTTCAGGTTCGTTACTTGAGGATATGATACCAATAACAACGTGATTACCATACTCAAAGTTAATCTTTCTAATAAGTTCAATACCATCAAAAGATGACCCGATGATATTTAAATCCACAAACACACATTCAGGTCTTCCGTTTGGATTTTTCTGCCATTCCGCAAATAGTTTAGCTGCCTCATCCGCAGAGTTCAGTGATTTTAAAGATAGAGTGATGTCCAACAACGAACAACTATCTTCAAATACCAGGTGAAACAAATCTTCATCATCCACCAACAAAATTGAATCAATCATTTTTTTCTTTTTTTATTTTTATTTTCATTTTAGTTCCTGTCTCAATTTTTTCACAGGAGAGTTTATAACCATGTTCTTCTAATATTGCAACACAAATGTTTAACCCCAACCCTTTCTCATCTTCACTAAACTCTTTCTTTGTCGCATATTTTTTAAGATGTTTCTCAAATTGTTTCTGAGAAAAACCTTTACCATTATCCTCTACGATTATATAATCCTCGTCCAAATAAATTTTAACTTTCTTATCCTGACTATCATTATATGTTAGTCCGTTTTTAATTAAGTTCTCAACCGCATTACAAAATAAAATCTCATTAACTTCTAATTGACCTAAATCAGATATCTCAACCTGAGAACTATATGAATTGGGTGAAATGTATTTCCATACCAAGTCCTTAACATCAACCATAGTTTTATTTAATACTACATTTTGTTTAACAAGATTGGTAAATTCGTATACACTTTTATATACTCGTTGGGTGTGGTTAAGACCTTCTTTAACCATCTTCAAAGCTCCTTCAATTTTTAACTTTTGAATGTCCTCAGTGGTCAATCTTTTCTCTAATGAACTAATACCTCTTGGCATATATGTGTTAATACCTGAGTGCATATCATGTCGGATAATTCTCGCAGCGTGTTCCAAGTAACTATTCTTCTTATTAATTTCATCAAGTTGATTTTGAATCTCAACATCCTGAACTTGTATCTTCTTTCTTTGTAATACTACCGCAACAATTAATCCAAGTAAGGCGATTCCACCGAGAGCAAAATAAAGATACTTTTTAAGTTTATCTTGTTCTATCTTTAACTCATCGTTTTGACCAATTAAATTTCCGTTTTCATCTTTTAATTCACCTTCAGTTAAAGTTAAATTGATAATACTCTTTTCTTTTTCTAATACCGTTAAAGTACTTTGTTTTGATTTGATAACTTCCTGGTTAGCATTTCTTGCTTTTAACAACGCATCCAATTCGGCCTTTAATTGAACTATTTTATTATCAATCAAAACCAAAACATTTTTTAAATCCTCTTTGGACACTTGTTTGTATGATTGTGGTAAATCTGACATGAATTTCACGTCTTCTTCTAATTGTTTCACATCCTCAGGTGAAAGTTCTTCTTTTGGTTGTTCAAATACTTTTTCGGGTGGTGCCCAATTAGGTATTATTCTATCAATCACATCAGTAATGATATTAGATTTTAATACACTATCCTTTTGAATTACTTCTAGATTTTTTTCTGGACTAACCCAATTAGGTTTAATTGAGAAGTCTGTGGTATCTTGTGAGTAAGATTGAAGACTAACTAAAAATAGTGTAGATATTAAATAATTTCTCATTTCTCTTCCTCCTCTTTCTTTTCAAGAACCATTTTACTTTTCCATTCTTTCTTATCTTTCATCTTATCATCATTAAGTCTTTTTACTTTCATCTCATTTCTAAATCTCCAAAACGCTTCCTCACTAAGTCCATACTTTGAAATAAATGCTTTGTATTTAAGATATTCTTTGTCTGTCATTCTTGCCATTACTATACCAAAATCATTAGTTGTCATATAATAATGTGATAAGTCCATTACATAAACCGTACTATCATCAGGATACATGGTGTAGATGATTGAAGGTCCTAGAGCCCATGTCCATATGCTATCGTAAATGTCTTCATTACAAGTCCATCTTTGTAATAAAAGATTAGATAAACTATCAATATACGCATTTTGGTTATTCAATACGGTATTTAACTTTTGAATTTCCGATTCATATTCTTTAGTTTTTTTATTGCTATCTTTAATAGATTTTGATGTTTTATCTAACATTTCATTAATCTTTTCAGATTGCTCAATGGTTAAGATAATAACTGAATCACCCTTAAAGATTGTCTTTATTGGGTATTGTGTATATCCAACAAAAGACATTAACATAAAACAGATTAATAATAACTTTTTCATTTGTATTTAATTTTCATTTTAGTTCCAGTTTCATTTTTCTCACAGGTAATTTCAAACCCGTGTTCTTTAAGAATTGCAACACAAATGTTCAATCCTAATCCACTTCCACTTTCTTTCTGTCCCTCTTTTCTTACATATGGTTTAGATAGGTGTTCAAAATCTTCCTGAGTGATACCTCTACCATTATCCTGAATGTAAATTGAGTTTTCATCAGAATATATTTTAACAAACTTGGTGTCTGAGTCATTATACTTTAATCCATTACGGATAAGGTTATCAACCGCAGTACAAAATAATGGTTCGTTTACTTCCACAGATGGTAAATTATCATCTAATATTACCTGACTGACGTAGGCCGTCGAAGACAAATAGTCCTTGAGAATGTCCTTGATGTTACATTGTTCTTTATTAAGAACCACATCCTTTTTCACTAGATTGGTAAACTCATAAACTCCTCTATAAACTTTCTGAGAATGTTTGAGTCCCTCTTTAATCATTTTAAGTGGGGCTTCAATTTTAAGATTGGTAATGTCTTCGTTAGTTATTCTTCTCTCCAACGAACTAAGACCTCTTGGCATATAAGTGTTAATACCAGAGTGCATATCGTGTCTTAATATCTTGGCAGCGTGTTCTAAATAGGTGTTCTTCCTATCTAGTTCAACAGATTGTTCCATAATTTTGGTAACATCTTGTCTAATTGATGAGAACCCTTCTAACTTCCCGTCCTCATCAAAACGAGCTCTAATGTATGTATCAACCCAGTAATGACTACCATCTTTTGCTTTATTACAAACAATATCATTCCATATCTCACCCTTCAATACCGTCTTATACATATTTCTCCAATACCCATCGGGTTGTAATCCCGAATTAACTATTGAGTGGTCTTTACCTTTAACCTCATCTAATTTATAACCTGATATCTTTTCAAACTTTTCATTAACATAGGTAATTCTACCTTTCTCATCAGTCATAGAAACAATTGTCGCTCTGTCAATAAACTTATCAGTTTCAGACATTTCTTTTTTTGTTTCACCAAAAACTAAATTTGATATGGTTTTGAAAAGTAAAGAGATTTTGGTGTTTATTTTCATATTTGATAAATACTTGAAATAAACAAAAAACCCCTCAAAAGTGAGGGGTTTAACTTAATATAAATCTTCAGAGAATAATCCTATTAATGGGTTATATAGTTTATCGTATTCCACCTGACCAGCATCAATTGCAATCCTCATCGCTTCAAACCTGTCGTAGAATTTATTAAGGTTTGATAAGAAACCTTGCTCATATTCACCAACCGAATCAGGACCATTAACCACACTTCGTAATTGTCCAAGTGTTTTCATTATGTCAATACAATGTCCGTGACGATGACCACAAACAACAACACCTTTATCAATATTCTTTGGTAGAAATGTCTGTGTTGGTAAATCTTTATACCATATCGCAGAACAGGTAATGTATTCCTTTTTCATTATAACTGAACTTCAAATCTGTTTTTCATTACTTCTAACTTATCTGCAGGAACTCCGTGAACATTCTCACCTCCGTGTCTGTTTTCAACAATGATTGAAAATACGGTATAACCATAAGTTTTTGCCATATCATAATACGCTTTCATTTCCCATTCTTGTGTGAAAGTGTTTGATACCGCAATCTTCTCGTGTTGGTTAAACATATGGTCCTCAACCATTTCCTGACACCAAGCGTGAGCATCTTTAATCTTAGTGAAGTCAAAGTTATAGACCCCTTGTGAGTTTACAAAAAACATATCCGCTTCAAATACAGGACAATCTAATGATTGTGCAAATGTACTTTTACCACTTCCTGGTAATCCTCTAACTAAATAAAGTGTTTTCATATTGCAAATATATAAATTAATAGTGTAAATACAAATAAAGATTATCATCATCTTTATATTTCGTACAAGAAAATACAGGATGGTATTGGTCTTTTAAATCATCGGTCAATTCCTGAATGTATTGTGAAGGGTCTTCCATATCATACTTTGGGTGTTCTCCGTTCTTTCTCCTACGGATTTCCTCTTCCATTCTAATGTTGTGGGTTTTAACCATATCATAATGGTCACCTTCTTTCAACACCACGCCCCATCCGTGTTGTTCATAATAAACATCTTCAACTCTTTGGGAAAGGACAAGAGCATCGTCGGGTAATTCAGGATGTTCCTGTAAAAACTTCCTAAGTTTACCAATGGTAAGGTAATATTCATAATTACCCTTTAAGTCCTTAATCTCATTTATTTTCTTATGAGTATCCATAGTCCAAAGTCAAAACATAAAAAATTAATTCCAATGTTATATCTAGTTCCGTAACTTTTGGTTAGGAATATTGTTGGTATAAGAACAACTTGTTTAAAGTCCTCGTCCCAGGTTGTTTCAAAGAATGGTATTATTTTCATTTTATTCCTAATTTTTCTCTATAATGTTTAGCTTTTTCTCTTAATGGTTGATATACGTCATCGTTAGATGCTTTATGCCCTTGAAGGACGGCTCTAGTACATATCGTTTCAATCCTAATGATTTCACTTACCATTTCTTGTTCAGTCATAACTTATTTATCAGAGTTTAACAATCTTTCAAGGTGGTGGTCATTTGGCATATCTGACAACTGCTCACGATTTTTCATTAACGGGACAATTTCCCTCAACAAATTATAAGGACGAAATTCAGGATGTCCATCAAAACCAACATCCATTTTTTTTCCATTACCGAACTTTCTTTCATTTGGTAAGTGAACGTGTCCGTGTAAGTGAGGAATACCTTTATTCATCCCATCCCAACTTTGGATTGGGTAGTGCATACATACGAACTCTTGTCGTTTGGTTTGACCTTTTTTGATTGGTTCCATCACAACAATTCGTAGATACTCAGATACGGAACTAAACAATGACCGACTATTCTCCTTGTTTCTCTCAATATGCTGGTCGTGATTACCTAAAACCAAGTGAACATTCTTACACACAATTCTATCACGGAATTGTTTGATAAACTCAAATCCACCAAATGACCAGTCACCAAGACAAATCAACACATCATCCTGTCCAACATTCCAATTTATTCCATCAAGGATTGATTGGTTCATTCTTTCAAGTGTATCAAAGTCACGAGTTTGTTCAACAGGAACCTCGTTATCAAGTGTCCTCCAGTTAGTAGTTCCACGACAAATGTTCTTGTGATTATAATGCGGGTCAGAACATATCCAAATGTTTGGGAATATTCCGTTACTATCTTTTTCAATTTTTAATATCATAGTGCAAAGATACAACAAAATTATTCTTCAACCAAATCTTCTTCAGGATTAAATTGTTCAAAATATGTATTTTCATCCATAGAATCCCATCCGTCATCACCTTCCATAGATGTAAAAGCAAGTGTAACAATACAACTTCTGAGTCCTTCTAACTCTCGTTGGATGTCATAAACTTCTAAGTCATTGATATCCTCACCATCAATTCTTTTGTTTAACTTATAAACCAAAGAGTTGTAATTTCTCAATAACTGATTTCTCAGTCCGTTCATACTTACTTTCATATCTTACTTATTAATCTTATAAATTTCAAAATAAATTGTATCACCAACCTGATAGTGATGCAATGTTTTGAAAGTGTTGGTATCGTCAATTGTTACATCATAATACAGATTCATTTCATCCTGAACACTACGAGGAATATGCCTTTTAACATTTGTTACCAAATGTTTTTCCCTGGTGACGTGTGTTACCTTTGTCCGACTATTTTCTTTTAAGAATAAACCGACAAAAACAAACAAAAACAATATTAACATAAACACAACTATAGGTGTTCCAAAATTCACATCTTTTTTCATAATTTTTTATATTCAGGTTTTAAATAATTCCATATTACTTTATCAACATTTTTACCATCCCACATCAAAAAACATAATGCTTTTATCTTTGGGTGAGTTCCACATTCTTGCAAATGTAAGGCAAATTCTTTCTTGGTTGGCTCAGGGTCTCTATCATTATACTTACCATATCTGAAATACTGATGTATCTTCCCAGCATAGTCCCAATAACGATAGTGATTATATCTTAAATCAGAAACATACATCTTTATCTTTTGATAAAATTCATCAGGAACATCTTTCAATAATTCCAATACATCCTTACCCTCACTCAACATTTCCCATATCGCAGTGGTAGATACATTGGTCATTATCTTATGAAGACGAAGATACTCCTCACCCTTTATCTTCATTCTGTCTCCATTAGAGAAACGAACAACAAATCCTTCTTCGTCATTACCTATCATACCTTTCAATTCGGTATAATCCAGTATTCCATCATATTTTTTGACGACTTTGAAACCAAGATTAGATATTAAGTTCTTCAATCTAACATCATTTCCTTCACCATACAAATCAACTTCGTATCCGGTTTTGGTCTCTATCATTCCAAGTAATACCAAATCTTCAAATGGATATTTTACCACTATACGGTTCTCATTATATATTATCTCAAATAAGTAAGTGTAACCTTTGTGAAGTTTCTCGTAGTCATAGTTCTTCAACATTTCAAATCCCCTAACCGCTTGGTCAGAAGTGAAAGACCCACGAGTCGCCATTATCCATTCACCTTCGTAATTGAATAATATACCCAAAGACCCATCCATCTTATCATAAACATCAAAGTCAGGAGTTGCGGTATGTTTCCCTTCTTCCATATTGAAGAACTTACGAAATGGTCGGGCAACGACTGACCCATTTGCATCAGTAACTAATCCACGAGTTTGTAGGGTTACATCATCAAAAAGTCCGTCATACTGAACTTTTTCAGAATAATTCCATATAGTCAAAGGAAGAGTCGGATGTATTTGTTTATACACCAACCCTTCCTCAAAATATTTGTTCAATACTTCATTCATTTGACAAAGATAATAAATTTAACTCAAACTTTCAGGTAAAAATAACAAAGTTGGGTTTTTCTTTTGGACATCAACATCAGGAAATACTTTCATAAATTCCACGATGTCAAATCTATCAGTAATTAGATGATATCCGTTTTTGGTTGGGATTTCAGAAATTATTTTATCCTTTCCAAAAGGTTGGCAACTATCAATCTTTAACTTAATATTTAAAATTTCTTTATTGTCTTTAGTATCAATATCAACAATCCACCTTTTTTCGTGAGTCTTAATTTGTCCAACAACCGAATCAAACAATCCTTTCTGAATGTGTTGTCCGTTTTTAATTCTTTCAGCTAAGGACATCATCATTTCTAATGAAACATCCTTATGGTTTTGTTTTTGAACATGGATATACGCCCGAGCTTTAAACATCTCACAAAGTTGTTTAATCTCATCATATCGTTTTTCCAAATACTCAATACTATCAACACAATAAGTTTTGATAGTTCTTACTGACTGATGATTATCTCTCTCACCTTCAGGTTGGTCTTTCTTCCTTTTGAGGACATAGAGCATATAAAAGTCCCCATCGTTTTCAAAATTCAACAATTGTTTTATTTGTTCTAAATTGTCAATCATATTATAATACCTTAAATGCGTGATTAATAACTCTTTTTTTCATTTTAGCGTCCTCTTGGTTACCAACAACATTACCGTCAATAATGGAGAAAGCGTGACCACGAACAACTACAAGATACTTCCCAACAGAATATTTCTTAATGAATGTACCAGTTGTCATTTTACGTTTAACGGTTTGACCTTTTACAATAACATCATAACCCATATGTCCTCGTTGGTCACCCATACTTTCAAATGACTTTAAATTAATATCCTGTCCATCATCTTCCATACGTCGCATCCCACCAACAAAGAATCTTGTTCCTTTTCGGTTTTCACGACCAAACTTTTCTTTAACAAATTCGTGAGCTCTGTCATAATGCATTTGAAATGCTGATGATATAGCTCTAACAACACAATCATTACTTTCCCCTTTCGCAATTAATGAATCACCGTATCCAATAATCGCTTCCTTTGTTGGTATGTATTTTAGTTCGTTATCCATACCACAAAGATAAGGCAAAATTTTAGAACGGCATCAGCCATGGATTAAAAGGTGTGGGTTTTTTCTTAATATCCGATAAAATTTCATCAATCATTTCAACTTGACCTCTAAAATAGTCCTTTTGGCTAGTTTTACTCATTAATCCTTCTGCGGTTTTTTTCTTCTGTTGAAGAAAATCCTCCAACATTCTCATACTGTGTCCACTCATATTATTTAGTTTTGATTAGTCCCACCAAGCTCTTAGGTCACTTCCATCGTATTTTTCATCCCAACCTTCCTCAGAGTTTCTTAATTCATCGTAGTCAGGTCCTTTGATAATTGCACATAGTTCCTCCCAATATTCTTTTTGAATCTGATGAGACCGTTTAAGAATTTTTGAATTATTCTCTTTGTCCGTTGGGTTTTCATTTTGTTTTAATTGGTATAAATCTTCACTACCTGAAATTTCTTCAAACTCAAATGGGTAATAAACATACTCAAATCCCAACTCTTTTTCCGCCTCCTCAATGAAAGTGTCATTGACACAAACATCAATCAAATAAGATAATCGTCTCATCTTCGCAACTTTCTTCAAACGACTTTCATCAACCTCGTGCCCATATTTTTCAATTCTCCAAGCCATATCATCAACAGCAGTTTTAACCCAAGGCAAAACCGAACTGTCACCATTATACCAGGTGTGATTCCATAAGTTTTTACGGAATAACCACAGGTTACGGAAAAATCTTGGGATGTCATATCTGAACAAGTCCCAAGTTTTCCAATACCATCTTTCCCGATTAATCATTCTTTTGAAACTTTCAAAAAAAGTATCCTTGAATTTTATGTTCATCTTATTAATTCTTCAGGGTCTAAATTATGTTCTTGCATTAACTCATTGTATCTTTCAAATACCGCATCCACACCTCTGTAAAAGTCATCCTTTTCATCATAACCCGATGTAACTCTTTTACGCATATTCAATGACATTTCCCACAAAACCAACGCCATATCTGTTGATTTGACACAACGTAAGTGTGCCATTCTATCATCAACATCATCCAAATCAAATTCTAACTTTGCTTTCATAATTTTAATTTTTTAGTGAAGGGGTGGCATCAATAAGATGATGCCAACTCCCACAATTCACGGTTAAACTTGGTGTTACCTACCACATCTGTCAACTGACGAGTGCGGACATTTCTACCTGAGTCGGTTTTGTAAATCAAACCTCCACGAACCAATTTCTCTTGAACCACGTTAAATACTCTCCACATATCATCACCCATGTCATCTTGACGTTTTGGGATAATCATATCGTTCAAAGAAATGTTTTTAACATTCTTGTTGTTTTCCCAACGTAACTCAATCGCTTCTTTTGCGAAATCACGCTTCTCATCAAAAGTCAAGATACGCTCTTGCATTGTCTTCATTGAACCTTGAATGAGTGGTAAAGTTTCAGAGATTTGATTACTGATTTCTTTAACGTCTTGGAACTCAATGTTCTTGTGTAAAACTTGAATTGATTCAAATACACCTTGTGGGATTACCAAACCGTTAGAACAAACCAAACGATACAAACCTGAACTAATATTCAACTTAGCAGTTCCGTCGTGTGAGTTCGTAATGATTGCTTCAATCAAAGAGTCTCCAACTTGTGGGAGGTCACCGTTACGAAGACGAATCATATGTCTTCCATATGAACCACTACCTCTTTGTTGTGCTGAAAACACATTCCACCCTTCTTTTTGGAAGTTCTCAATTACTTCAACTGTTGGAACGAATGAATACTTGTCTGAAACCTTGTCAGAAGGTTTTGTTGCGAATGCTGCTGGACAGATTGTCTTTAAGTTGTCAAAAGAAATTGGTGTGTTCATATTGTTTATTTTAGATTATTTACTTGTTTTGTGAGTACAAAGATAAGCAAAAAATCAATTCATACAAACTTTTCCTAATTTTGTTTCAAAAAAAGTTTTGTCAACAGGTTTCTCCCTATTAATATCTAACACTTCCAATACAACACCCATTAACTGTTGGTTAGTTAAAGTAATATCATCACCATTCTCGTAATTGGTATATGCAAGGTCTTTAAGTTTTTCATAAAAAATATCCCTATCGGATTTTCCGATAAGGGATATTAAATCGTTAGGATTATTTTCAAAGAAACTATGCAACTGACTAAAGTAAATTTCAACATCTATGTTTTTCATTCTTGCCATTTTTTTACAAAAATAAAAAAGTTTAGTCAATTAACCAAATAATTATTAATCTTCGTTTCTAATATAGAATCCTTCGTTTGAAAAGTCACCACTCTTCCAATTTCTATGGAATTCTTCAGGAAGTTCCAAATTAGAATTACCATCTAAATTCAAGAAACCTAATGATTCAATTGAATTAATCGCATTCCAAGGTAACGTCTCCAAAGATTTGTTATCAGGTAACGATAAGAAATTCAACTGTGTACATTGGGCAATTTCTTCAGGTAAACTTTTAATAATATTACTAAAGAAGATAGAGTCAGCCTTTGTAAATCTTCCAATTGATGGTGGAATGTCAAATGCCATTTTCACATCACTCTTATTAGTAATCATGATTGAATCAACATTTGGGTCAGCCATTTCAAATAGTTCATTAAACCCATATAGTGCAACAAATTTAGAGTTATCACTTCTTGGGAATTCAACTTCCAATAATTCACCTTTACCAGCAGTTAATGATTGACCCAATTTTGGTTTTAATTCCTCTTTTAATTTTGCTAATACCGGAGTATTCAATAATGCAATATCTTGTTCAGTTAATGAACCTAATCCTTTAGTTTTAATACTTTCAACTTTTTTACTAATGTAGTATTTTAAAACTTCAGGTTTTGATGATTGGATTTGTTCAGAATTTAAATCAAATCCAAGTGCGATATATTTTTTCTGTAATTCCGAAGAAAGATTTGAATATTGAAAACTTGAAATTCTTGGGCTATTAACCTCCATCCACAATTCAATATCTTTGTCGTCTCCAAGAGTACTTAATTCTCTATCATCAGGAACTCTAACACTTTGGTATTTTCTAATTAACTCTTTTTCTTCGGCAGTTAATGGTTCAGGTTTTAACAAATCCTGTAATCCTTTTAACTTAGGTATTTTTGAAATGATATCACTCCACGGAACATTTTGGTGTCCACTATATTTTCCAGAGTTTGAGCCATCAGCGAGTGCCATACCACCATAAGGGTCAACAAGAATTACTGACGCAAAATTCAAATCATCATATGGTAAATCTTCATCAACAACATAATACAATGTTCTCTCATTACCTAAACGATAGTTGTAATACAAATTACCTCCACCCATTCTACTTGTACACCAACTTCTTCCGTGTTGTAGTGTAATACATTCGTTTTTCTTCTTCGGTGCAAAAATCGTTAGGTTATTATCCTTATACACAGTTGGGATAGCTTCAATATCAGAATTAGATTCTCTTTCTTTTGGAGATTTTTTAGCCATAATTCCATCAATCAAATGCTCAAACTCGGTAAATGACATTTGATTTGCCGGTTTGGTTTTAAATGGAATTTCAGGATAAATTTCTAAATATTGGGTAATATAAAATAATATTTGGTCATCAGTCAAATTACTATTCTCTTTCTTGAATTTTTCCAACAAGATAGGTGTAATTAATTTTTGATAAGTTTCACCAATCAACTTTACTAAATCCAAATATTTGAATTTCAAAGGGTTTTGATACTTCTCAGGTAATTTTGACTTAACCTCATTGAATTTCTTCAACAACATTCTAAGTTCCGAGTCACTTACTTTCTCTCCTCTTTCTTTCGCCTTCTCTTTAAAGTCGGTAAATAAGTCACCAGTCGTTTTTGTTTGTCTCTTACCATCAATTAAAGATTTTAATTCGGCATAAGTGAAATCTCTCCTTGTCAAATCTCTTTTATCAGATGGTAATCCGTTTTTATATTTTTCAAAGTCATTTAAATATGACACGATTGTATCTTCATCATCAGTTACATTCTCAACATTCTTGTATCTATCAATAAGTTGTTTCTTAACTTTTTCAGAAACTTCTAGAATAATGTTTTTTTTGAGAGTATCAAGTAATTTCATATTATTTTTTTTATATAAATATATCAATAGTTCATAATTAACAGTTCTTCCCCCATATTTTGAGTAGTTCCTTTCTTTGCGGCGGCCGCCTTTGCAAATTGTTTCTTCTCCCACTTATATTGGTCTTCGGGAAACCATTCGTGCAAAAGTACGAAATCGTAATATGATAATGAAAACTTACCTTGAATATTTTTTAAACAATTAGCTAATCTTTCATGGTCCTCTCTATCAAAGTCGTGATTTGAGTAGTAATTCTCAGTCTTCCAATAGGGTGGGTCAACATAAAAATAAGTTGTTGGACTATCAAACTCTTTAATAACATCTTCAAAGTCACCCAATCTGAAATGACTAATCTTATTAAAGTGTTCAACCCATTCTGGTTTAGACAACTTATCTCTGAATGTAAGATATTTTGATTTGTACTTCCCTTTTAAATCAATAAATGAAGATGTCTCAGGTTTGGAACCACTGAATACTTGAGTTAGGACATACGCATATTTTGCAGCAACATCATAATCAGGATAGTTAATTGTAAATCCCTCCCCAAATATCTCCTTCTGGAATGATTGAAATTGTTCTTTATAAATTGATGGAGTAACTTCCTCACCCATCTGTTGGCAGGGAATTGAATTGATTGCGGACAACAAAACACTAGGGTTTTGTAAACACATAAACAAGTTGTAGTTTAATGGATTGAAGTCGTTATAAACAACTCTTTTTAGATTTGGGTAATCTTTTAAATTCATATTATAGAAACACCAAAACATTCCACCAAATGTTTCAACATATGTCTCCATATCTTTTGGGTAGAATGGAACAATCCATTTACCAATTTTACTTTTTCCACCGATGTATGACAGCATAATTTTTTTTATAAAATATAAGGTTAATCGTTAATCATATCAACCTTTTTATTACGCTTATACACTTTACCCGATGGTTTTACACGGGTTATCATATTACGTCTAACAATCTGTGCCACGTGCCGTACATTCAATTGTAACTTTTCATTTTCCATTTTACAAAGATAATGAAAATATCAATTGACAAATGGGTTATTTATAAATAAACTTCAAATATGGAAAACAAAATCAATTTGAAAGAAGAAAAATGTAAGGCTTGTGAAAAATTAAAGAACAGTCTGTTTTGGCCAATTATTTTTTCAATTTACTTTTTAGGTACGAGTATTTACGGAACAATCAAACTAATTCAATTATTGTTTAATTGAGTTCTATCAATACTTAAATCTATATTCAAGTAAAAATCTCCAAGACTATTACGTTTAAACCCTTTACCCTTAACTCTTAACGGAGTTTGGGTTGTTAGGGTATTTGGCAATTTGATGGTTAATTTACCTTCTGGATGAGCCACGTCAAACTCACCTTTCTTTAATTCATCTAATGTTAATATTATATCAAAGAATAGGTTATCACCTTCTTTGTACATTGATTCTCCTTGAGCAAGTGAAACTCTAACAATCAAATCTCCATATCCTCCATCCTGAAAATCTCCCATATTTTGCACTCTTAATAATTCACCGTTATCAATACCATGTGGGACATTAATTTGTATTTTTTCAGATTTTGGAACTGCGGCACCTCCTTTGCAAGTTTGACACACATTTTTAAATACCACTCCTCTACCTTGACATTGGTCACATGTTTGAGCCATAACTTGACCAAAAAATCCTGTTCCTGTTTTGAATATTATTTGTCCCCTACCCCCACATCTACTACACTGTTGTTTCTCCCCACCAGACCCATTACAAGGGTCACATTTAACGTTTCTAACATAATCAATAACTTTCTCTACTGCCAAGTATGACTCAGCAATTGTGATTGCAATATTAACTACCTTATCGGTTCCTCGTCTTTTAGATTTTTGACCTCTTCCACCAAACATTTGGCTAAATATGTCAAATGGATTACCACCACCCCCCATATTATCAAATGGATTGTTCTTACGGTTATCATAATCCGATTTTTTCTGAGGGTCTGAAAGAGTTTCATAAGCTTCAGAAATTTCTTTAAATCTTTCAGCACCGTCAGGATTTTTATCTGGATGATATTCTTTCGCCAACTGACGATATGTTTTCTTTATTTCTTCTTCAGTTGCCTTATCATTTAAGCCTAATATTGAATAATAATCTTTCATGCTTACAAATTTTTTAGTAGTTTTATTTAAAAATAAATTAAGACAAAAAATAATAAAGAAATTTATTGGTAAAGACAACTGCTTTAAATTCTACAACAATTTTATTTCAAATCAAAACATATATTTTCCTGTTGAATTTGAGAATGGTAAAGAGTGTAAATTTGAGATAGCAGTTTTAGAATTAGGTGGTAAATTATCGTCAACAATATATCGTGATGAGTTCGGTAGGAACATTGACCATAAGGTTGAGGGTACTGACTATATGATAATCAAACTTCAAAATTTCAAATATGAAGAAAGAGTTTACGATATTAAAAATAAAAAGAAACTAACTTTCTTAGAGGTAATTAATGAATTTTCAAAAAATAAAGATTTGAAATCTGTCTTTAAAATAAATAATAAAGTCGTATTCCAATCTGATGAAATAATCAAAGTTTACTCATGTAAAACCGACTTTGAGAGTAAGAGGTTTTTAAATGAACTACAAAGATATTGTTTAGAAAACAAAAAAACTGATTATTTAATCAGTTATTCTGAAGATATTGCCCATAAAAAAGAACTATATCGTATTTTAACAAATAAAGGTTTTGATATTAAGATGTTATATCGTCGGTCAACGACTCATCCAAAAGATAAATAAATTCAGTTCCTGAAATATCAATTTTAAATTGTTCCTTATTAAGATTATTAGGGTCTAACAAACCCTTGAAAGTCGCAAATTCAAAAGGGCTCAACTCAAATACTATCGTTGATTTACCTTTATATAAATTCTGTACTTTGTCCGCAACTTCAGCTAATTCTCCTAAGTGTTGGTTAAAACTTTTTTGATTCTCTCCCATAATGTTAACTTCTTTGGTGTTTGGTTAATGAGTTCATCCTTTTTAATCTTTTTAATTTTTTTGATAAACTCATCTTTTTCTCTTTTCAAATCTTGGTTATCCTTCTGTATCTCCGTCTGATACCAGTTCAATATCTTTTCCTTCATCTTCAAGTTCTAATTTTGAAACATTATTTTGGATGTTAAATTGTAGATGTTGTAATGAATCTAATGAATTTTTTTCAAAAAATGTCTTCAATTCATTAACTTTATCTTGTAAAAGTTTATCTTTTAATTCTCTTTCTCTATTCCAAGAAATAATATTTTTCACATTTTGGAAAATCTGAACAATTTGAGTTTCGTCAAACTGTACTGCAAATGAAAAACATCTGACATCATTTTTAGTTACTGGTTGTTCTACTGTAGTTTCAGGATTTACGTATTTTTTAGGTAATTTCCAAGTAGATGGAAACTCAATATCTAATGATAAATAATTCTCAAGTTTTCTAATTGAGATTAGATATGGGAATATGTCTGATAGTTCTTTATACATTTTAAAGTTTAAAAATATATGTTATTATGTATGAAAATGTAATCACAATTTTGTAAAAATCAAATTCATTAATTTGTAATGGTTTAGGAGGTGTGGAGATTACTGATATAATAAATCTCCACACATACCTAAGATTAATTAAGATTGAAAAAATAAAAAAGTAAAAGAACAGATTATTCATTTTCTTTTTTTCTACCTTCTAAAATTTCATTTCTTAAAGTTTGTAGTAGTGCCTTTAAATCCTGAGCGTGTTTTCTTGCTCTTGTTCCAGCACTTTTGTTGCCCTTGTGAAACTTAGCAACTTCAACAGACATTTCTTCTGTCAACGTTTTGATTAAATCAATTGTACTTTGTGGTTCCATATATAATTTATTTTAAATAAAAATAATAAGTTAACACCCAATGTAAATGTTACTTTTCAAGATTACTATCTAATAACTTATATATCTCAGTGAATAAATCCAAATCAGATTTTGTAAAACCATTGTTTCTTGAGAATATATCGTTCAAAAAATTAGAAACTGACTTTCTCACAGTTTGATTTGTTTGATTGTAATAAACGTCCCCTAAAAAAGATTTAAAGTATACTTTATGACTTCCTTCCTGCGAAAATGTAATATTCTCTCTTTTGAAATTAGATATGATTTTTTCCCAACACCAATCAAAATGTTTTAGATTATCATCGTCAGTCATACTGATGTTACTTTCAAACTTTTCTTCAACATCTCCAAAATACGTTTCATCAATTAATGTAACAAGAGATACACAAAAATCTTTATATAATTCAGAGCGTTCATAATTAATATTATTAACTCCGAACCATATCTTTAGTTCTTCGTCGTCCACAGGTTTTGATATCCAATTTATAAAATCCATAAAAAAAATTCCCTAATCTCTTAGGGAATTATAATTTGAAATTTAAAAAAATATATATTATTGAGTTTTTTTATTATAACCCATTAAATGTTGAATTTTGTTAAACTCTTCCTTAATTAAATTATTTGTTTCAATTTCAGATTCACTTAATTTAGATAATGCACTTTGTTTTCTTTTTGATTTTGTATTTTCTCCTGAAACTTCAATAGTTTCTTGGGGATATCTCTTGTATGACGCATTCATTTGTTCTTGACCATAAGCATTTTTCTGATAGTTCTTCATAAACTTATCTCCTGTCTTACTTGGGACCACATTACCATAAGCTTTCCCTTCTTCATCAACCTCAGCGTTTCCTGTTGTCTTATTACCCTTCAAATGTTTTTCAATTCTTTCATCGTCAGGTTTAATCTCATCAAAAACTAAATTAGTTTGACCAGGATATGCAAAGTCTTCAATATACTCTTCAACCTCTTCACTTGGAGTATACGCCTTCTTCTTCATTTTTTCTATTTGACCATTACCCATTGGGAAGTTTTTAGGATTCTCTTCATACTCTCCTTTTGAACCGTCTTTAAGGTAATCTTTCATTTTTTTAGTGACACTCTTTAAATAATCGTCGTTTTCTTTCTTAGACGCTTTTAAATTCTTATTTGTTACGTCCAAACCTTTAACTCTTTCTTCAGCAACTAATTTTTCAATTAAGTTAACTACTTCATCTTCACTTAAATAAATTTTAGATTCATTCATCTTTTTAAGATTAAGTGCCAAATTAACTTGTTTTGAAGTTTTTAAATCTGATTTAGATAATTTTTTATCTCCTTCAGCCTTTTTCTTCAATTCTTTAGATTTCGCCTTCAATTCACTTGCTGGAATTGTTTCATCCTTTTCAACGTCCATTTTCTTTCTTAAATCACCTGGTTTGTTAATCGCATCTTGAATCCATTTGTTATCTTTTTTCTTTTTGTCAGATTTACCTTCTCTAACTTCATATGTCTTACCATTAAGTTCAAAAGAAGTTTGTCCATTTTCTCTAGCGTTTTTAAGAGCCATTCCGAATGCATTGCCTTCATTCATGTTCTCCTTTCTTTTCATATCTCTTAGAGCTTTAAAGTCATTTGCCCCGATTTTGTTTTTTGGTTTAGCCTGTTTAGCAATAAACTTCTGTTTCATAGAAAGTTCGGCCTCTCCCAACTCTCTGTCTAAACTATTTAAAAGTTCATCAACATCAACAAACCCCTCATCTTCCTCAGTATAGTCAAATCTATTATTAGGATTGATATCTTCAACATCGTATAAACCTTCATCCATTTTCTTCTTACCTTTAACTGGATATTTCTTACCGTTAACTGTAAATGAATCTTTTCCAGCCTTTCTTGCTTTCTCAAGTTCCCCTGAAAATTCATTTCCCTCATCAACGTCTTCTTCAGAAATATCATCAGGCATTGGGCTTAATGTGACCTGTTGGTCCCATTCATTAGTTTTTGTTTTTTTAGATTCTTTAATAATACGATTAATCAATTCGTTTTCAATTTGATTTAATCTATTTGAATTGGGTTTTTTCATTTCTCAGTTTTTTATATAAATATAATGAATTTTACTTATTTTACTATTTGATTTTGAATTAAGAACTTAACATACTCTTCACTCAAATTATGTTTTTTAGCCAAATTACTTATAACATTCTTTACAGTATCATTTTCAAAAATCTTTAACGCTTTAATATCACCCTGGTTACAATACGGAAAAGTTTTACACTTTTTCTTAACTGTAACAAATTTACCTCCTGGAAGTATTGGTTTGTCATAACCTCTAAAATCTTTTTTAGACATAGACTTCGCCCAAATTGATGGTTGAGAATATGCTCCAACAGATGCGGAACCTGTAGCCTCTTTTGTTTCAACCTTTTTAGGTTTTTCTTTTAGAGAGTTTCTTACAAACTGACTATCAGCAAATGCTATTGGTCCTGAAAATGCCCCTGTAGAACCCCCTGTGGAAGACGCCTCATTTGATTCTATTTTCTCTAACTTATCATAATATTTTGGGTCTTCAAATAAATGGTCCATAGCAATTTCTTTAGCCTTTTTACGGTTATCGGTATGTTCCATTTCAACATTAATACCTTTGTTAAGTTGATTTTTAAGTTCTTTCTCAACTATTTTAATGTCTTTACCCTTGGTTTTATATTTGTTAACTAATTCGTCAAAAGTTTTATTATCAGCCTTACCTCCTTTCAAAACTTCCTCAGACATCTGTTTTTTCTTTTTCCCCTGACAATGAGCCCTTTGACTAAATCCTTTTGGATTACTACAATCAATACTATCTTTGTATTTTTTAGACCATTTTTCATCTAACTCCTCTTCCTTACCAACTCTCTTATATTTTCTTTTCTGAATGAATGGGTCGTCAGATGTTGCATTTGGGGTACCGTAAGTTTCACTTGATGTTGGTCCGTATTTCGCTCTCTCTTTGAAATCTGCAAAATCAGGGTCGTCTTGTAAGTCTTTTGAAAATTGTCTTTTAGCATTTAATTTTTTATTCTCCCCAATTTCACTTGATATCTTCAACGCATCACTAAATGAACTTCCCTGATAACTTGACGCATCTGGGTCTTTTGCACTGTATAATGAAATGTTTTTAAACATTGAGTTTCTTAAATTTTCTTTGAATGAATTTGCCATTTTTTTAGAATTAGTCGTTAGGATTAGTTTTCTTTCTTGAAGCTAAAATTTTAGCCCATCTTGATTTGAACTTTTCATAATACACTTGAACTTTGGATACAAGTTGGGTAAAGTTTTCATCAACTTTTATCATTTCCCCATTTAGATAAACTCCATTATTTTCACCTATTGTAAAATAAAAATTTAAATCAAAATCAATTATTTTTCCTGACCAATCAACATTGGACTCGTAAACATTCAATCTATCAAAATCCACTAAATCAGAGACCTCTTCCACAAACTCATCCATAGTTTCCTGAAATGCAACTTTTTCATCCGTGGTTAAATCTAAGTCAGTTTTATCTTTACCGTGTAAGGTTATAATTCCACCTGATATTCTATAAGATTGTTGTTTATCCTCCTTAGGGTTTTCAGTATTCTCTATTTCAGTTTCAACACTTTGAGCAACGTTTGTCTTAGTAATTACGTTTTCCTCGTCGGCCTCAAGTATTAAACCATGTTTAGATTTAATAGATTGTTTTTCTTCTTTTAGGAATTTTTGGTCACCAAAAAGAGCTGATGACTTTTTTAATAGATTTTTAATCTCATCGTATTGACTCATTTTCTAAAAATTTTTCAAATAGTTCAAAATCAAATGCTGGACTCAAATCGGTATAATCTTCATGAATATTACTCTTAGAGAGTATCCCACTAAAATTTTCAATACCGTTAATTTTTGTATTGTGTCCAATACACCTGTTTGTAATTTTATGTTTATCTAAAAGAAATTTACATAATTCTGCGGTTTTTTTTATTTGTTCTTCAGGATATGGTTCCCAAAAAAAATAATCCCTCCACTTTCTTTCGTAAACTTCTTCTTTATAAATATCTCCAATCCAGTTAAGATAATGATTAGTTAAAGGTATTTTTTCTAACCACCCTAAGTTTTCCAATACTACTATTATTGAATTGCGATTTATAGATAAACTTTCAAAAAAATCTGAATATTTTTTGTCATCCATAAAATTTAGAACCTTACCATCTTTTGTTACGATGTAATGTGGTAATTTAGAGTACTTACCATTAAATCTAAATTTTAGACCATTAATATAATCAGAATAATTTCTGAAAGAATTACAAAGAATTATTTGTTTCTTATTTTTAGAAACAGATTTTGTTGTAAACTTATTGATTGATAATTTATCAAACATTGGTTTGTTTGGTATATCTTAATCTTTTTATACCACTTTCCTCTTCATTATTATTAACATCTTCAACAACAATATCTAAAGGTTTTGTGTTATTTAAAACTTCCTGAATTTTTACTAATTCTTCTTCAGTCGGTTTTATTGGTTCTGCAGGATTAATAACCTCAGAAGGACCTGTATATGTATCTAAAGCGTCTTTAATTTTTTCAATTTCTTCTTCCGTTGGTGTGTATTTTTCACTTTTTAAGTTATCATACTCTTCTTTACCAATTTTCTTACTTAACTCAATAATATCTTCTTCACTAATAACTGTGGTTGATTCCTCTTTTGAGGATTCTGTGAACTTAACTAACATGTGAGCGAATGTTAGTGATATTATAGGTAGTAATCCTCCAGATAAAAAGGATACTATTGTTTTATGAGTGTTAAGGTCTGTTCTCTCAACTCCCATATTTTCAAACAATCCCCCAACCATTGCAACCCAATCTTGAAATGTTTGTCCTGTTTCATCAATATAACTAAATGAAAAGAATATATTCCCAACCATCTGTATTAATGTAACCACAAAAAATGGGAGATATACAAATCTACCCATTTTAACTGAAACCGCGGCAAGTGCTGACAATGCCGCGATTTCAATTCCTACTGACAAATAAACCGCCCATGTAATTGGGTTTGATAATTCATAAAAAGTTGTTACGTGTGAGATAGATACGAATGCGACTAGTAATATTGGAATTACAAAGGCGGTTACTATTATGTTTTTAAGATTATTATTAAACCAATTTTTCATTATTTTGATTCACTTCTGTAATGATTTATCGGCATATGCTCTTTGTCTGAAAGTTCTTCAATCACTAAAGTTTGCCAAAATGTTGTGTTTTGAAGAACATCAATCATCTCATCTTGTGTTACAACAATTTTAGTTAATGAATCAACTTTTGTCGTTAATGACTCAACCTTTTTTTCAGTTGATTTGACTTGAGTTCCTGTTCCACAACCTTTCAAAAAAATGAAAAGGACTAAAACAAATGTTGCAATTGGTAGGTATTTCTGAATTTTTTCCATAATATATTTTTTTATAATATAATATTAATAAATATTAATTAAAGATAATCAAACAAGATTCCAGATTCATTTCTTAACTTTCTTAAAGCTTTCTCTTTAATTTGTCTAACTCTTTCTTTTGTTAGATTAAAATCCTCACCAATATCTTCTAAAGTTCTTGGTGTACCTGAAAGTCCGAAATAATCTTCAATAATACATTTTTCTCTTTCATCTAAAATACCTAAGATATCACCTAACTTTTGTTTCATTGCATCGTTGTTGTTAAATGAATGGTCAGGCATCAATGAATCATGATTAATGATAATGTCCACCAAAGTATCTCCCTCCTCGTTAATCGTATTATCTAATCTGATTGTTGAGGGAAGATTAACGAATCTACTACTCATCTCTGTCAATCCTTCATCCGCACGTCTTTTTTCCTTTTGTAATTCTTGGACTACGTTTACTGGAAGTCGGATAGTTCTTGCGTTCTCATTCAAAGATTGTAGAATTGATTGTCTAACCCACCATACAGCGTATGATATGAAACGTAAGTTTTTAGACCAATCAAAATTCTTTATTGCTTTAAGTAATCCAATGTTACCTTCAGCAATCAAATCAGGTAAATCTAACCCTTGATTTTGGTATTGTTTTGCTACAGTAATTACAAATCGTAAATTACCTTCAACGAGTTCTCGTTCAATTTTTCTTTTTTCAAAATCCGTAGTTTCAGGATTAAGCATTTGTTTAGATAATTCCCTTTCTCTATCGGGGGTCATTACATCTATCTTTCTCAAATCGCGTAGATAGTTGTAGATTTCTTCTTGGTTGAACGGAATGGACTGGTTTTTTTCTTTCATAAATTGTCAGTGTGTTGTAGAATTTAGTGATACAAAGATATAGCAATAAATAGTATCTCCAAAGAATTATTGTGAAACTTTGGAGATATTATCTGTTTTTGTGATTTTGATTACATTGTCCGCCCAATTTGAAATCATCGGGTTGTGGGTAATAACAAGAATGTTTTCAAAGTATTCTTTAATCTTAATAAAGAACTCATATACCATTTCAAGGTTATCGTTTGATATCTTACCAAATACCTCGTCAAATACTGTGATGTTTGGTTTAGGTAATGAACATACTTTGGCAAGGACCGCTCTCAAAGCAAGTGACGCAATTGTCTTCTCATATCCTGAACCAGTGGTCATAAGTTTTTCAACTTGAGTATTATTATCAATCATCCAAAACTCAACTTCATTCTTTTCACTGATACGGATTTCCAATCTGAAATAACAAGAGTCCTGTAATAGTCGTTGTAATTCGGAATTGATAAGTGGCATCATACTCTTCATAATTCTTTTAGCAATTCCATTCTTACCAAACAATTCCAAGTATAATTTATACTTAACTTCTTTCTCTTGTTCCTCAGCAATCTTTTCAATAGTTTTCAAGTTAGACTCAATCTTTTCTTCATTTTGTTTAATTTGAAACTCCGAATTTGTAATTGCTCTTTGAACTTGTTCCAACTCTCTTTTTAATTCTTCCAATCGTAAATTAGCTTTAATTATCTGACTCTCAATTTGCTCATTAGATTTAATAACATCTTGCATCTCTCCGTATCGGTTGAGTTTTGCTTCAAGAGACTCTCGTTTAGTTTGGAGAGTTTCAATTGTGGCTTGAAACTTTTCAAATACTAATTTGTTCTTTTCGTATTCATCAAAGTCTTTTTTAAGTTTTACAAATGCCTGTTCTTTGTCGGATAATTCCTGCATTAACCCCTGTATTGAGGTTCTTTGGAGGATAAGTCCATCAAGTTCAGCGATTTTTGATTGTGTAATTGCAGCATTCATTAATTCAATACCGCAATGTTCACATTTAATCCCACCACTCACCGAACTCTTTAACTTCTCAATTGAGAATATGTTTGTATCAACCTCAACCTTACTTTTATATGCCTTTTGGTATTCTTCTTTAATCTTATCGTGATTCTCTTCGTTGTAAAACTCTGATGGTTCAACTATTTTGATTGCGTCACGTAACCCAATGTTATTATCAATTTGTCGTTTAAAATCATCAATCTCCCTTTGTGTTTGCTCAGGGTTCATTAATGTAAGTTCTTTCTCAACAGCAACTTTTGATTTTAACAAGTTATCACGATATTCCTGTCCCTTTTCAATCCTTCCATTAACATCTACAATCTTTGTTTGGTCTTCTTTAATTGTAGTTTTGATTGATTCATTTAACATAACCAACTCTTCATTTTGAGTCTTCAATGACTCTGTATTGTAGATGTTGGAAATCATTGATTTAGAAAATACCGAATAGATTTCTTTACCAGTTTCTTCCTTTCTTTTAAGAAAATCAAGTCCCAAGAATCTTGATAGAACTTGACCACGAGCAGTTGGTTTCGCTTCCAACAAATCTTCAAGATTAGTCCCTGTGGTTAAAATAGTCATCAAGAAATCATCATAACTTCCAATAGATGTTTTGATAAAGTTCTCAGTTTCACGTCTTTGTTCACCTGTAAATTTAACCAATGAACCATCAGGGTATTTCTTAAAGAAATCTAATTCAGTTTTAACATTCCATTCACCAGCCTTTGATTTCTTACGTTCAAGTTCACGAACAATGATGTAATCCTCACCATCAATAACAATCTCACCACGAACAGATACTTTGTCCTTTCCTGAATATCGGTTGAATACCTCTTCAGCCTTGTTTGTCTTCGTAGTCGTATTGAAGAATAAGAATAACAACAAGTCAACTGATAATACGGTCTTACCTCCGAAGTTGGGTGGGTCGGATTCAATCACAGTGATACCCCCTAACTTTTCAAAGTTAAGGGTTTGATTATCACCGTAAGATAAGAAATTTGAGAACTCAATCTTTTTAATAAACCACTTTTTGAACGTCCCCACCTCTTCTTGTTCTGCAATCATTTTATTATTAACTGCCGAATCAATTTTTAGAATGTCTTCGTAAAGATTTACTTGTCCTTTAGATTCAAGAATGGATTTCATAAGTTCGTGTTGAAAGTTCTCATCCATAATATTGAATGACACGTCAACATTATCCTGAACTTCTTCACTCTTTTTAAGTTTGGTAATAACATTAACACTAGTTGTGTTGTACTTCTTTTGGAAGTAATGTTTTACGTTCTTTAACTTTTCTTGTGTGAAGTTTTCAGGAGCGTCTTCCCATACGACTTGAACGTATGGGTTCTCCAACTTATTAAAATCCAAATCTTTAATCATTTTTACTCTTTCTAAATTTAGCGGTTTGTCAAATAGGTCCATTAAAATGGAGAATTACTACTTGGTTTGTAATCAATTGTAATGCTATCAGTATCATTTGTACCTTCAAATGAACCTACTTCATCATTTACTTGTTCTGATTCAACAACTTCTGAAGTTCTATCCAAGACCTCTTGTTCTTTGGCCTTCTCATACTCTTCTTTCAATTTGTTAATTTGTTCCATCATCTTGGCCTGATATTCCTTTTGGAATTTTACTTCTTGAGCTTTAACTCTTTTTGTACGAGCCTGTGACTTTTGCTTGTGATTTTTTCTTTGTTTTGACTTTGGCATATTTATTTGTTTTTAAAGATTTGTATTTGTTGGTCGGTTTTCTTCAAACCATTCTACCATTCCATTAAATGCCCACACGAAACCTGAGGCTAATAGTCCATCAAAGAACCAAGAAATGTATGGTGTTAGATTAAATAATTCATGTGTTGGTGAGTATACAAATACCCCTGTAAAGAACCCTACCCAAGTTGAGCAACACATCATACAGGTTATAATCCCTGAGATGAAATCAAATAAATGTGAGAACACAGGTATTTTACTTTCTCCCCATTTAATAATAGTGTTTCTTAAATTTGCAAAAATACTTCCGTAAACCATAATGTTCGTAAATCCGTACGTCATTATAAACCATGCTAATAATACTGTCATAATAAATCTTTTAAGTTTGAATTTTTCATATAGAAAGCATAAGAACTTTTTGTTAGATTTTCAAGTTCCGCAATCCTTTTGTTTAATTTTTCTATTGTTTCATTTTTATCACCTATTTGACCATTTAAAGCCATAAGCGTTTGCTGTAATTTACTACATTCAGCTTCTTTTCTGTCGTCTAATTTACCTTTGAGAATATAAATTTCATTTTGAAGTTCTTCAATCTTTTCAGTATTTTCAATTGCCTTTTCAACAATAACTTCTTTCTCAACTATAACCTCTTTAACAACTTCCTTTTCAAATTCTCTTTCAATCACATCAGGTAAAGTCCCTTGGTTAAGTAAACCATATTTTTCAATATAATATCCTTTACGAAAACACAGTTTAACAAATCCATCTTCGTCAGTAATCTCATTTAACTTACAGAAAGATTTGAAATCCTCAATATCTTGTTTTGATAGATTAATAATTAACGAGTCTTTCTGTTCCATTTTCAATATCTTCGTATGAGTTTATCCTAAATGCTACAAATGGTTTTGGGTTATGCAAATCTACGGTAAAATATTCATCTTTCTCAACATCATATATACCATATCCGTGTTTTGTAATTGTTTCACCATAGTTTTGACATATTGTTGACCCTATCATATAGGCTTTCTTCCCACCAGGAATATCAAAGATTTGTCTTTTATGAATGTCGCCACAAAGAACCAAATCACATCCATCAAATTTTGAAGCCTCAAATCCATCCTCAAACTTGAATCCAAGATTTGTAGTTAATCCTTGAACTGGTCCGTGAAATAAACCAATCTTAACTCTGTCAGATTTTTCAATATCAGGTGGAATATTATGGTCCATAAGTGAATACACACACCAATCAATGTTTTGGTCAGTATACACACCTCTATTCTTATAATAGACAACCATCTCGTTTTTAAGTGAATCCACAACAGGAGTCAAAGCATCCAATCGTTCCATATTGTTTTCAAGGAAGTCGTGGTTACCAGGTATTAAGATTGTTTTAGCAATCTTGGAACATTCCGTCAATACCCAAGCAATAAACTCAACAAGTTCAGGAGTCATTTGATTTTTTGAATGAACCAAATCACCTGTAAATACAATTCGGTCAGGAGCAATTTGTTTCCATTCTTCAAAAGCCTGTATTAGTATCTGACGATACAAATCGTGGTCTTTAAACAATCTGATGTGTAAATCTGAAAAATGTACTAATTTTTTAATCATAGGTCTAACTTTTTAGGTTCTTCAAAGAATGGATTTAACTCGTCATTGATGTGACCACACTTAATACAAGAATAAGTTGGGAATGGCACGACGGTATCTTCTGATGAACCTGTTAGAAGTTTTGGTACTTTTTTTAAGTAGGTAACCTCTTTAAATTGGTCAAACCCACAGGACTCGCACACAATAAAGTCCATTTCTCGTAAATTAATTCTTGGTTTTTCTAGTTCCATATTACTTATTTAATAAAATTATTCCTATCCCTGTTCCAGTTAACCCCACCCCTGTTATCATCATGAATGGTCTCGTTGATTGACTTATGAAGGGTCTATATACCCAACCATTACTTGTAGGTCTTTTCCAAGCCTCTTTACCTTCATATATGTCCAATCCAATCATTGTCAATCCACCAATAACCATTGTTATACCTGTTTTCCTATTCTCATAAGCGTCAGACTTCCAAACATTTTTCACAGATTGGATTGTCTGAGGTTCCACATATAATTTAGGTTCTTTAATGTCTAAAGACATTTGACCATAACTTTGTAATGAAAGTAACAAAGTTAATATTAATATTACTTTACGCATTCTTGTGGGATTTGACATTTATCATAAGCCGCACATTTTGGATGTTTTGACACACATCCTGTTAATACTACAAGGGTTACCCCCAAAATAATTCCTCCTAATAAGGACAATAATAATTTTTCTTGGTTATTTTTCATATGTTTAAATATACTAATAAATTATATAATGGTCAAATCAAATATTTTTTAATATCCATTTCCATAATTGTGTTCAACACTTCTTGTGGAACTTTGTATTCAGTAAATTCTGAATTATCTTGCAATAATACGACAACACATCCATATAATTTCAAATGTTCATATTTTGACCCTTCCAACATTTTCAACAATAATTTACCATATAAAGGTAACTGAACATAGTAGTGACCAAGCGCATTGTTTGGTTGGCTTTCAAATGGTTTATACATTGATTTGGTAAACTTGTTAGTCAAAAAGTTTTTTGGTTTGTTTGTTTTCCAGTCGGTAATAACCAATCCAAAGCTATCTTTTGTTCTATTAACAATCAACCATACTTTATCAGGTTGTCCTGTATAACCTAAAACAGGATGTCCCAAAACCATTTCAGTATCAAGCAATACAGCCCCTCTATCCTTCATTAACTTTAAGAATTTAGAGCCTGCGGTAATCATACTATCACCTTTTAATATCTGTTCAATATCACATTCAAAGATTGGTTGTCGGACTTCTTTATATCCACCATTTTGTTCAATAACTTTCTTTTCAAGCATATAGTGAACACGACTACCCATATTTGTGGAGTAATCACCGGCAGCCGCCCATTCTTTCTTTAATTGTTCTTGTAAATCAGGGTCACCACCACTTTTCTTATACGACGCTTCCTCAACTGGAAACTCCTCATAAAACTTTTTAATAACCTTTGATACCGATGGAAAATTGTTCTTGACTTCACCATCCACATCCTTCATAAAATACGTGTGAGTATCTTCAATAAAGGTTAAGTTTAACTCTTCTTGTTTTTGCTTGATGATATCCCGTATCTCTAACGCAACTTCATTTAAATCCATTTTAATAATTCATTTGATAAAAATAATCATTGATGTTACCTCTTAGGTCGGCAACATCTTTTCCTTTTGGTGGTTTAATTACCTTAACTCTCCCTCTTAACTTACCACCATTAAGAGTGTTATATAGTTTTTTTGTATTTTCCCAAGCATCCTCATCCAAACAAATGATAATGTCAGATTCTGCCTTGGTATAAATAGACTCAAATAACAAGTCGTACATTATCTTACCCAAAAGTATAACAGGATTTGGAGTGAACATTCCATCAAAAACCCCTTCACAAATATAAATGGGTTGTGTCCAATCAATCAACCTCTCGTTGAATATAATTTTTTGTTTCTCGGCTTCGGGGTTTTTATACTTTGTCTTTGTATTAAACCATGCTCTTGACACAAAATAGTTTAATTCATCTTCAAGATTATAGGATGGGACAATTATCCTTCCCGCATATTCACCATCTGACGCGAATCCAATATTATATTTTTCAATAATGTCATCAGTAATCCCCCTTGAACGAACATAGTTTAATGCCTGTTTATGAGGGGGATAATTTGGGTTAATGTCTTTGAATAATGTGAATTCTTTTGGTAGTCGTATCTTATTATATTCTCTTTCCCTTTGTTTGTGTTCTTCGGGTCGGAACATTTCATAAGTTTTCTTTTGGTCTTTAGTTCCGAAGTTATCAATTAGTTTACCTAATACTCCGTGTGTTCCACTCGTTTCAGAACAAGACCAACACTTATATACGTGGTCATAAATGTTTATTTCAAGGTTACCTTTGTTTTTACCATCGTCACAATAAGGACAATTAACAGATATTTGTCCTTTAGATTGATAATAATGTTTTTCTTTACCAAAGATATCCCTGATAATATCAACTATTACTTCTGATTCAATATTCTCATTCACTCAGCAATAATAAGAATAAAATCTTAAATTACCAAATATTATCTTGTTTCATTTTTCCCAGGACACAAGTATAAGCATCTGTTTGGTCAAAATTTTCTTTTTTCAGAGTATTGTTACGAGTATATTGCCAATTAATTTGAGGCTCTTTTTTAGCAACTAATTTCCAGATGATTTCTTTCTTGTCACAATCTTTAGGATACCCACCAAATAAGACATGCTTACCTTTATCGTTTGGTTTAACCAATTCAGGAAATGCATATTTTCGTGAATTATAAGTAGAAATAAAATCAGGAACAATTCCAAAGCAATCATAAATTTCTTTTGTTATAAGTGTGTTATACCTCATCAAAGTCCCAACAGTATTGATGTTGTTTGAATTAAGCAGAGGTTCTTCAATGACTACTTTGGTTATACCTAAATCTTTATACCTTTCCAATTTAGCCCTGAAGATTAAAGCCTTTTCAATTAACTCTTCAATTTTATTTTCCTTTTTAGGTTTGGGAACAGGTGATACGTGGGTTAGCTCCAACAATTCTTTTGTTTGCATATCAAACAATGCCCATCCGATGGTTTTAGTACTAACGTCCAATCCTAATACTTTAGGTCGGTTTTCAAGTTTTCTTCTTGCCATATTAAAAATCTAATTGAACTACGTATTGTTGCACCCCTTGTCTTACTTGTGGTGATTGTAGTTTAGATATAATAATAAGGTCTTTATCTTCATCGTAAAGCCCAATTTCACTAATATATGGTGTAAACGAATCATTCCATGTAGGATTTTTGGTATTACTGAAAGAATTCTTAGGTAAATTACAAATTGCCTTAAATTCATATATTGTCGCCATTATATCCGTTTCAACATTACCATAAAAGAAAAACTCATCACCAAAGTTTAATTCGTCAGGTTCGGTGATAGTTGGTAAATCAATATAATCAGCTAAATTATAAAAAGGTGCAGATTGGTATAAATCATAATTAACTATGAATGTTTGAGCCGTCATTCCACTCGCAGTTATATTGCCGTTAAAATCCATTGACGCAATTAATTGGTCGGTAAAATTAATAACTTTCCATTTTGTAGGGTCAGGTCTTGTATCACCTGTAACTTTTTGAGCTAAAATCTTAAACTCTTTTAATTGGGCTCCGTTCAAACAACAAGATTGTAAAAAGGCAAACTCATTGCCAAATTGGACAATCACATTTTGAGAACTAGATGGTGTACAAATTGTTGGTCCTTGTATTTTTGTATAATAATTACAATGAAGAGCGTTTGTCATTGTTATATTATCAAATCTATATGTAATATACATATATTCGGTAGATGCACTTAATATACCATTACTATTACCATCATTGCTACAAGTATTTGGTGTTAATAGATTTAATCTTGGTGCAGGTAATGTCCAGTTACGATTTGATTTGTAAGACATTGCTGCAACTATTTCTTCATCATCAAATATGATTTGTTTTAAATCAGGAAATACCTTACCAACTCTACTTGGTAACCCACTTTGGGTTTGGTGGGTGTCATACAAATGGAAATATCTTAACCCAGGGTTATTCATTTCTGAACTCACCGAAGACTGCATATATTTTACCGATAATAACTCATATCCGTCAGGGTCAACATAAAAAGATTCCCCCATAACAGGATTTGGGTTTTTATGCCACATCAACCAAGGAATGGTTACTTTGAAATTTTTGGCAGCTCCAGTGTTGTCTAAAAAATTACTGTTGAATGGTTCCATCGCAAATTTTTCACCGTAGATGTTATCCAACGCATTATTTGTATAATGCACAATTGATATACATTTTTGTGAACTTGGTTCTACGTAAACTTTATCACCTAAAGAGTTATAAAAATATGTATCACTAATTTGATTCATATTATCAGAATCAACATTAAATGTTTGACCTGAATTTGTCTGATATCCAAAATATTCTTTAGAACCAATATAACTCTGTGAACCAAAATATTCATAAGACTCACTAATAACTGATATTAACCCTGCAGGATTTTCAGACCAAGGAATATTCATATTCCATATTGGGGGTGTGATAACACCAGGAACGTTATAATTACCAAACCCAACATTTTGTGGTGTGAGATACTGTAAAGGCGTAATTGAATCATAGTAAGGGGTCATTCCCGATGGATATACCAACACTCTAGCATATGTACAACAATTACCATATTGAGTTGTAGTTGTTGTTGTCATTGTCTCCCCCATTAACATCGTCGTTGTAGTTGTTATAGGAGCACATGACGAACCAGCATAATAAGGTGTTGGTCTATCTAATTGTATTTTTAATCCGTCAATCCCTTGGACTTTGTATGTTAAAATTGGGAACTGTCTTGAAATTCCACCGCACGTGTCCTCTTGGTCAAAATATATCATCAAAATATCTCCAACTTGAATATCACAAGTTAAACCACTATTTTGACATATAGTCGTACATCCAATGTTTGTAGTAGTTGTCGTTGTAGTTATAATTGGAGAAGTCGTAGTCGTTGTTACAGGATTACAAGGAGAGTAAATCAAATCAATGTAATTATTACCACATAATAAACAAGTATCCACAACATAGTCACTTGTTTTAACATAATAATCTGGACATTTTGGTGGTTCTGGTTGTGTATAATCACAAGGAGAATCAGTCTTAGCAAACCAATTACCGTCAGTCCCATTGAAAAAACCTCTCGGGTCTGTTAGGTTGTATACAGGGTAAATGGCTGGCTCCAATATTGGTAATCCAAATGTATTACCTTTATTACCTAAAACATAAAAAGGATATTTAACATGTTGTTTGTTTGATTGTGGAGACCCTGTGTCATTCTGAGCATTAAATGATGGTTCTAAAACATTATTATTAGTACTATCCCAATTAGTAATCGCACTATAAGTAACCTCTGAATCACCTATCTGAAAATATTGTATATTGAATCTTCCCTGAGCCAGTTTTCTTCTACCAACATCAGTTAATTTTGTATTTAAAAGTCCCGAACTAGTTTTATTTATGTAAGCCATAACTATAAATATATTTTAACATCTTTTATTTGAGCAATTAATTGTTATCACACCACTATCATATGTCCTACTCGTATATTGAGTACAAGCTCTTGAATTTGAATTACCAATATTATCCAAATAAGCCCTAACTCTTATTTTAGCAATTGTCTGACAATTAAATTTACTATCAACCTGACAATTTGACATGTCTAAATAAAAATTAACACCGAAAGTTATTTGTCCATTACTTTGGATAAATGGAATTGTCGTTGAGAATCCCGTCATTCCACTATAGCTACGGTATAACGGATTACCACAAACTATCCCTCCAGCACTCATTGGTGTGGTAACATATTGAGATAATGTATAAGTATTATTACCATTTGACGCAGTTATACTAAATGGTCCTAACGTGGCGTTATTTGGTTGTTCATAGGAAAAATCAATATCAACTTTTAATGTTGAGTTTAACGATAAGATACTACTTGGAATATTTGGACTAAAGGATATTGTTCCATTTGTGTTATACAATGCTAAATCCCCATTACAAGAAACAAAATTCAATCCTTGTTGTGGATTCATGTTTTGAAATATTGCAGTATAAGTAGTTTGTTGGGATTGGGCAATTAAACTTGTAAAGTCAACATATGTCCCATTAGTATCTTGAGCATACACATTATAATCACTCTGAGCTAAGTTGAAAAACGTGTGGGTAGGTCCATCTGTAACATATATGATATTGTCTAACGAATATGAATATGGTGGAGTCCCTCCCAATAATGATAAAGTTATTTGTCCGTCACTTAATGAAGAACAAGTTGGGGGAAAGGATGTAACTCTCAAAGTAGCTCTATTAGATAATAAACATTCTCCCAAATTAGCGGAAATAGTATAGAACCCACTTAAAGGCCCATTGATTGTCCATCCATTTATAGGAGTATCTGTTGAATTGGTTGATGTTATAGAACCACCACCAACTTCAAATCCTAACAAATGCCAACTATTACCTGACCAATAAACTGTATACGTATCTCCCGAATCAGCATATACTGGTTTTTCATTTTCAATCGTCCCATCGTACGAAAATAGTATCTGGGTTATTTCAGGTAGCATCCCTTGAGTAAATGGTGTTCCAATAATTGTAACACAAAAATCTTCATAGGTGGGTTCAATTGCGGTTATTTGTATTTCTTTATATTCTTGGCAGATACTAGTGTCGTAAACTATTAATTTCGTAACGTCATCAGGAACCGAAACAGTTATACCAGCAACCAAATCAAATGGATTCAAATTTTCCGCCAAATTACTTGAATCCAAAATTCCTGCTATTGTCCCACCATTAATTGTATTGTAATAAACGGTATACGGACCTTCAGAATTAAAACTATCTAATGTAACTATAAAATATCTCATTTTTTTAAGTATTTGGGTATGTTCCAGTACAAGTTCCATCACAAGGTCCAATAAATGTTCCTTGTCCCGCAGTTGTCACTCCATTTCCACAGAACTTACCGAAAGAGTTTGGAGGGATGGCTAAATTTATTATCACACCACTACAGTTGTAATACTTAATTCCTAATGTATTATAACTATTGGTATTTGTTATCGTATAACAACCACAATTACTTGACGAACTACTTGGAGTAATTGACGGAGTAACTGAAGGTGTAATACTTGGTGTTACACTAGCCGTTGGACTAGGTGAAACCGCTGGAGTATTACTTGGTGTTATTGTCATTGTTGGAGTTATTGACGGTGTAGGTGTAGGAGTTGTTGTCATAGTAGGTGTAGGAGTCGGTGTTGGGGTTGGGATAAAATATTCGGTCGCATTTGGAACAAATCCACAATTTAATTCTTCTTCTAATACACATGTCGTCGTTGCAGTAAAATCTTTCCATACGTCGGTTACAGTCGCAGTATAAACTCCAGGTCCTTGGTAGTATATGGTTTTTCCGACTCCTCCCGGTACCCACACAACGTAATATGGGGGAGTTCCCCCTGTAATCTCCAAATCCAATATTCCTGTAAACGGTTGTCCTACCAAAGGTTGTGTAACATTACATACAACACCTAACGGTAAGATTGTTGAATAAAAACAAGGGTCTGTTTTACCAGGCGGAACATAAGCCGCACTTGCGGTTGGTACAGGCATGCAAGATTGACATTTAACATCTAAACACCCCGTAACTTTTTCCCATTGATAGTCATTTATTGATGGGAGATTTGCCGGAAAATTTCCACTATCAAAAACAACAGTATAACAATAATTGTAAGGTTTAATCGTAATAGTATCACCAACAGGTCTAGAAATATTACCTAACGAATAATAATAGGTATCATCACAACATGATTTCAAATAGATTGATGATGGCACCGCCGATGGAGTTGGTGTTGGACTTGGGGTCGGTGTTGGCGTTATGTTACATGGATATGTTTCTAAACAAGTTTGACAATCTCTATATTGGAAATTTGTAAATGTTGCAATAGGACTATCACTACTTAAAGTATTTGTATATTGGTAACAATTCCCACTAAAACTAACCGAATATGGTGCACCTAATGTTGGGTCAACAAAATTAGCATTACTAACCAAAAATGTTTGATTTGGAATCCCGTCACAACATGGTGTGAATACCATTGGTAACTGACATGAATTTGACTTTAATAACTGTTTTAAAGTAGGGTTCCAAAATCTAACTACCACCCCATTAGAATAGTACCCTTGCGTCGCAAATGTTGTACATGAAGAATCTGAATATATTTTAGTCGCTTGCGAAAAATTTAAAAAATCAGCATAATATGTGGATACTGACTGATAATATCCTTTACAAGCGTTTATCTGTGTACTTGAAAATCCTAACTGTATCGTTATACAACTCATAATGTTAATACTTGGTCAACTGTGCAATTATTACTATCTATAATTCTAACTCCAAATGATGTATTTAAATCATATGGAGGTGGAACGGTAAATACCACAGGAACAAAAGTGCTTTGGGTTATCCAAATACAACTATTAAAACCTGGGTCGCATAGATATACCTCAAATGGAGATGTACCTATGAAATTTGTAACCGTTATTTGTTTCATTTATTTAAAAAAATAGTCATTTATTAATATAAGTATATCCCATTTTAATTACATACAAAAGTATCGTTTAACACCACAAAAACACCTTCACCATTAAAGGAGACTTTACCAACCGTTGACGTTGGAGTAACCGTAGGAGTCGGAGACGGATTTGGAACATCTTCAACAATTGAATATGCTTGAACACCAATACAAGCATTAGTCCCTGTTGGGGTAACTGTCGGAGTAGTAGTTGGAGATGTCGTAACTGCCGGAGTTGGGGTCAACGTCGCAGTAGGTGACACAGTCGGGGTTAACGTAGGTGTCACCGATGGAGTTGGGGTCGGCGTAGGTGTTGGACAAGCTCCTACACTGAATACAGTGTTTGAGAAACTTGGACAAGGTGATGTCGGCGGAACTGAACCATAGAGGATACAAGTTCCTCCAAGTGTATCCGATACACACCAAGTAGTGTTATTGTAATAAATTACACTATTTGTTCCTGAGTTTAGATAATAAGAATGTCCGTTATAGTATCCCGAGTTTACATATGTTCCGTCGTAATCAGGATTACCTAAATGGACACAATACTGGTGAACCCCACATCCTGTTAGTCCAGGAGTCAACGTTGGGGTCACCGTAGCCGTTTGTGTTGGTGTTGGTGTCATAATATTAGGTGTTGGTGTTGGGGTAACTAACTCACAATATAAATAAACAGATACGTTCAAATATGGCGGTAGTGTCTCCGTTGGTGTTATTGATGGTGTTAAAAATGGTGTTAATGTTTGAGTTGGTGTTGGAGTTGGTGTTAAATTACTACAAACATACTCAAAGTTTATTGTAATACAATCAGGTGTAACTGATGGTGTTATTGTTGGTGTAGGGGTAAAGAACTGTGTCAGAGTTGGTGTTGGAGTTAAGAATGAAGTCAGTGTAACTGTCGGAGTTGGTGTTGGAGTTAATGTAAAGAATGGTGTTAAAGTTGGAGTCGGAGTAACTAAATCACAATAGAAATAAGAACTAACTCCTAAATTAGGAGCCAATGTTGTTGTAGGTGTAGGAGTCTGAGTTAAGAATGGAGTTAATGTCTGAGTAGGGGTAGGCGTAGGTGTTAAATTTTCACAAACATATTCAAAACTAATTGTAATACAATTTGGAGTTTGAGTCACCGTTGGGGTTGGTGTTACACTTGGAATAGGGATACAAGGATTGTTAGTAATACATTCAACACAATTAGTATAATTTACCAATATTGAATTTCCATAAATTCCTCCGGTTCCTGTTGTAATTACTGTTGAGCATCCCGAGAATACTCCCTCAATTTCAACGTAGTAAACTTCACCAACAATTACAGATACTGGTAAGTTATATAAACCAAACGTAATGTTATTAATTTCACAACATCCACTAAACCAATAAATGTCAGGTAAAGTTTGAGTTGGTGTAGGGGTTACCGTAGGAGTAACCAAATCACAATAGAAGTAAGAACTAACACCTAAATTAGGAGCCAATGTCGTTGTAGGTGTGGGGGTTTGTGTTAAGAACGGTGTTAAAGTTTGAGTTGGTGTTGGAGTTGGAGTTAAATTATCACAAACATACTCAAAGACAATGTTAATACAATCAGGTGTAACTGATGGTGTTGCAAATGGTGTTAATGTTGGAGTTGGAGTTAAGAATGGTGTCAATGTTGGGGTTAATGTAACATTAATACAATAGAAATAACTTGACACTCCCAAGTTTGGTGGTAAGGTATTTGTCGGAGTAATAGATGGTGTTAAGAACGGAGTTAAGGTCTGAGTTGGAGTCGGAGTAGGAGTTAAATTACTACAAACGTATTCAAAATTAATAACAATACAGTTAGGAGTAACTGAAGGAGTCGCAAATGGTGTTAATGTCGGTGTCTGTGTTAAGAATGGTGTTACTGTTGGGGTTAGTGTTACGTTAACACAATAAAAATAAGAACTAACCGCTAAGAAAGGAGCAACTGTAACGGTAGGGGTTGGAGATGGGGTCAAGAACGGAGTTACCGTTACAGTTGCAGTTGGGGTTGGGGTCAAATCACTACAAACATATTCAAAACTAATATTAATACAATCAGGGGTCTGGCTTGGTGTTTGGGTAAAGAATGGAGTTAAAGTATTTGTCGGAGTAACACTTGGACTTAAACCAGGTGTAAGAGTTGGTGTCGGAGTTTGGAAAGGCGTTTCAGTTACACTAACAGTAGGTGTAGGACTTACCAAATCACAATAGAAGTAAGAACTAACCGCCAAATTAGGCGGTAATGTATTTGTCGGAGTAATAGATGGCGTTAAGAACGGAGTTAGTGTCTGTGTAGGGGTAGGTGTTGGAGTTAAAAACTCACAAATAAACTCAAAATCAATAACAATACAATCATCAGGAATTGTTGGTGTAACACTAATGGTTGGGGTAATTGATGGGGTAATAGATGGTGTAACAGTTTGAGTCGGAGTTTGAGTTGGGGTAACTAACTCACAATACATATAAACACTAACCGCCAAGTTTGGTGGTAATGTATTTGTGGGAGTTACCGATGGTGTCAGGAATGGAGTTAATGTTACAGTTGTCGTAGGTGTTGGTGTTAAGAACTCACAAACATATTCAAAACTAATGTTAATACAATCAGGGGTCTGGCTTGGGGTCTGTGTGAAGAAAGGTGTTAAAGTATTTGTCGGAGTAACACTCGGACTTAATCCTGGTGTAAGAGTTGGTGTTGGAGTTTGAAAAGGTGTTTCAGTCACACTGACTGTTGGGGTCAATGTAACTAAATCACAATAGAAATAAGAGCTAACACCTAAATTTACAGGTAAACTTTGTGTCGGAGTAACCGAAGGAGTTAAGAACGGGGTTAATGTCTGAGTTGGAGTGGGGGTTGGAGTTAAAAACTCACAAACATACTCAAAACTAATATTAATACAATCAGAGGTCTGGCTTGGTGTTTGGGTAAAGAATGGTGTTAATGTGTTCGTAGGTGTGACACTTGGACTTAAACCAGGTGTTAGGGTTGGAGTTTGTGTTTGGAATGGAGTTTCAGTCACACTAACCGTAGGAGTTGGACTTACTAAATCACAATAGAAATAAGAGCTAACACCTAAATTAACAGGAATACTTTGTGTCGGAGTAACCGAAGGAGTTAAGAACGGGGTTAATGTCTGAGTGGGGGTTGGAGTCGGGGTTAAGAACTCACAAACATACTCAAATGATATAGCAACTCCGGAACAATCAGGTGATGGACTTGGGGTAAAAAACGGGGTTAGGGTTGGGGTTACCGTTGGGGTCAAACTTAAACCTGGTGTCAGAGTTGCTGTAGGTGTCGGAGTTTGGGTAATTGGGACACAATCACCATCTTGAGTACAAGATGAATACTCCGTAATGTACTGGCTAGTAAATAATTGTGGGTCATCTAAATTATTATAACCCTCATTATTTTGTGTGTAGGTAATGAATACTTCAATACCTAAGTTGTCAAATGTTTCTGATGCTTTATTACAAATTGTGTATATACCAGCAGAAGTTACTGAAAATGGTCTTGGAATTTCATCACAATCATAATAGATAACCGTAACTCTCCCATTTGCAACAGGATTTGTGTTACCACTTGCGCTATCAATATCGTGTTGTGTAACAATTACATCATAACAGAAACAAGCATTCGCAGTTACAGATGGTGTTATTGTTGGGGTAACTGAAATTGATAGTGATGGAGTCACTGTTGGGGTTGCCAAATTACAATAGAAATAACTTGACACTCCCAAGTTTGGTGGTAAGGTATTCGTAGGAGTAACTGATTGAGTAATAAATGGAGTTAATGTTACAGTCGGGGTAGGTGTAGGCGTTAAATTTTCACAAACATATTCAAAACTAATTGTAATACAATTTGGAGTTTGACTCGGGGTCTGTGTAAAAAAAGGAGTTAAAGTATTAGTTGGTGTAACAGATGGACTCAATCCTGGTGTGGGGGTAGATGTCTGTGTTTGGAGTGGAGTTTGAGTCACACTAACAGTAGGGGTAGGTGTAATTAAATCACAATAAAAATAGAAACTACCATTAATGTTTGGGGGTACAGTATTTGTCGGAGTAACTGAAGGAGTTAAGAACGGAGTAATGGTAACAGTTGGGGTAGGTGTTGGTGTTAAGAACTCACAAACATATTCAAAACTAATATTGATACAGTCAGGAGTGACGGAAGGTGTCTGAGTAAAGAATGGAGTTAAAGTATTTGTAGGTGTGACACTTGGACTTAACCCAGGTGTTAAAGTTGGGGTTTGGGTTTGGAATGGTGTTTGACTAATAGTAACAGTAGGAGTAGGTGTAATTAAATCACAATAGAAGTAAGAACTAACCGCTAAATTAGGTGGTAATGTATTAGTTGGAGTAATGGAAGGTGTGGGTGTAGGTGTTGGGGTTACATTCGGCTGAAAACTAATATTTGCACATCCAGGGTCTTGTGACGCACCATAAGGGTAATGTCCTGATGACGCAACTAATGTTAAATTATATGGGGAAGATGTCTGAATAAGAAATACACCACCAAAAAAATCCATTATATAAATCTGCCCATTCTTCACAAACATACCATAAGGGGACTGTGAGCTAGATGTTATATTTTTATCAAATTCAACACTGCCTGATATATCATATTGGGTGATGTAAGCATTTGAGCCGACACCATAATTAGTAATTAATATCTTATTATTATTTGTTTTTAAGATGTCTCCAGCAACACTCCTGCCAGGTAACATAGTAAATAGTGCGGTTTGTACTGCGGTAGTAGTGGTAATATCTAAAGTAACAACTGTATTTGGGGTTGTGGTTGAATCAACGGCCAATAAAGTAGTATTGTTAATAGCAAATAATCCTGGTCCATAAAAATTAGGGAATGTAATAGTTCTATTATATGTCGCACTAAATGGAGATAAAGTAATATCCCATTCCATAACACTATTACTATTCATTAACCACAATTTTGTAGTGGTATTTGCAATATCCCCTATGTATGATGGACCAGCACCAGGTACTGTTAACAATGTTGAGGTATTTGTTAATAAATCATAGGTGTAAACATCAGTACCCTCATTAAAAAATACGGTACAATTTGCCTCAATTATTGGAGAAGCCGAAGGTGAAGGAGTTGGTGTGGGAAATAATTCTTGACAAACATATTCAAAATCAATTGACAACTCATTAAAACAAGGGTCACAGTCTTCATCAAGTAAACAAGAACTAACACTAATACTATATTCAGAATAGAAGAAATTAGGATTTTCTTTATTATTATAAGGTATTCCTTCATTAGTGTAATCAAGTAGTAAACCAATACCATATAAATTAAATGTTGATACTGCATTGTTACATATATAATATTCACCAGCAACAGTAATTGCTGAAGATTCAACTAATCCATCGTGACAGTTAAAATACGACACATAAACCGCATCAGTATCTGAGTTATTTAAATCAACCTCAGATATTATGATTGTAGTACAAAGACATCCATCACCCGGAACACATTCTCCTCCAAAACATGGTTGTCCTATTGAGTATAATAATTCAACTGAACTAACTACAGGATTACTACCACACACACTAAATATTTCTCCAGGGGTTGCTGCCGCACCAATTAAATTACCACTACAATCATAATAAGTATATGGGGTAAAACCAGGTCCCGCAGAATTATTAACAAATGTTATACATCGGCATTCAGTGACTGGTGAAGATGGTGATACGGTAACCGAAGGGGTAATTGTCAGTGTAATGGTAGGTGTAATACTCGGGGTAACTGTAATTGTTGGGGTAACTGTAATTGTTGGGGTAACTGTAGGAGTAATACTCGGGGTAACTGTAATTGTTGGAGTAATACTCGGAGTAATAGTTATTGTAGGAGTTGGTGTCGGAGTACATGTTCCACAACAACCAGCAATGTCACCGACAAATGTCCAACCTCTAGGTACGTCTAGATAAGTTCTTGCATCACCTCCAGGACAAGGTGATGGTGAATATACTAATCCAATAACACCTATAGTTTTACTAGTAGGGTTTTGTCCAGACCATCCAATTAACGTATTATCATAATTTGTCTGAGATAGATTTGAATAACTTAAAAATTGATTTAAACTACCATTTGTACCTCCTGTAATTACCCATGAACTTAAATTTTGGTTAAATGACGTAGCACTAAAAAACGTGGAAATAAAATCGGTTACTTTTCTAGTGTCCCACCCAGAAACATCCCCGTTAAACGAGGTGGCCAAACCAAACATACTATTAAGACTTGTCGCTCCCGACATATTCCAAAAATTCCCAGTAGTTGTCAAATTTTGGTTGAATGATGTTGCAGAATAGAACATCTGATTGACCGCACTTGCACCAGTTAACTTTAATGTGTCCCAATTAGTAAGTGGTTGATTGAAGGGTGTTGCCGCAAACATTTGGAACATGGTTGTAACATTACTAGTGTTCCACCCACTAATGGAAGGACTACCTGCGTTATTAAATGAGTTTGCAAAATTAAACATCACTTGCATATTTGTTACGCCCGATACGTTCCAATTACCAACGTTTTGGTTAAACAAAAATGCATTATTAAACATGGAGGCCATGTTAGTCACTTTAGCAGTATCCCAAGTTGAGATGTTTTGGTTAAATGATTGGGCAACAATAAACATATTGTTCATCAAAGTAACATTACTTGTATTCCAACCTGTAAGTGGTAAATTACTTAGACCTGCGGCCTCACCATTATTAAAGTTAGTCGCACTTGCAAACATAAATTGCATATCAGTAACTGCCGATGTTACCCAATTTGTTCCATTCGTACCAACATACTGATTAAATTGTTGTGCGGTATTGAACATTGACCTCATGGTGGTCACTTTTGTCGTGTTCCAACCGCTTAATGGTAAACTTTCATTATTAAATGTTGTTGCAGACCAAAACATTGACCTCATTGTTGTTACATTTGACGTATTCCAATTACCAATATATTTGTTAAAGGCAGAATTACCGAACATAAATGACATGTCGGTAACATTACTTGTACTCCAACCACTTAATGGTTGTCCTAAGTTGGTATACCCAGTCGCACCACTAAATGTACCTATCATGTCGGTAACGCCTGAGACATTCCAAATATTACCATTTGTTGCAACTGATTGATTAAACAATGTTGCACCATTAAACATGTTAGCTAAACTTGTTATCTTTCTAGTATCCCAATTCGATACGTCTTGGTTAAATGAAGACGCATTTTGGAACATCGAAACCATTCCTAAACCTGTGACGTTTGATACGTTCCAACCTGTTAAAGGAAATGTACTTGTACCCGCAGTACCACTATTGTTGAAGGCTGAAGCTCCTGAGAACATTCCTCTCATATCCGTAACACCTGAGACATTCCACTTATCACCATTTGTCCCGACATACCCATTAAACGCAACCGCATTACTAAACATGTTACCCATGTTTGTAACCTTTGCAGTATTCCAATTTGATATATCTTGATTAAATGCGGTTGCGGATTGGAACATACTATTCATCAAGGTTACGTTACCAGTATTCCAAGAACCAATATTTTGGTTAAATGAACTGGCAAACCCAAACATAAGAGACATATTTGTAACACCACTCGTATTCCAGCTTGAGATGTTTTGGTTAAATGAGCTCGCAACATAAAACATGGCAAACATGTTTGTGACACTCGAAACATTCCAAGAACTTAAATCTTGGTTGAATGAGGTACATCTATTAAACATTTCAGACATGTTTTGAACACTTGATACATTCCAGCTTCCAATTGGTTGATTAAATGGTTGGGCTATACCATCAGTATTTCCAAACATACTACTCATATTGGTAACATTACTAACGTTCCACCCACTTATGGACGGGCTACTAGCGTTGTTAAAAGCATGTGTGTCTCGGAATAATCCACTCATGTTAGTGACACCTGAAACATTCCAAGAACCAACGTCTTGATTGAATAATCTAGCATCGTCTAACATTCTTGTTAAATCCGACTTGTTTCTCATATCCCAACTTCCAATCGGTTGGTTAAACGCCCTAGCGCTATTGAACATTAGGGATATAAGTGTAACATTACTAACATTCCATCCACTAATTGATGGACTTCCTCCGTTGTTGAAAGATAATGCAGAACTAAACATTTGTCTCATATCCGTCACAGCAGAAACATTCCAAGCACCAATATTTTGATTAAATGGTTGTTGAGCAGTTCCTTGGGTAGAGAACATGCCAAACATGTTTGTTACGTTTGACACGTTCCAATTTCCAATAGGTTGATTGAAAATTTTAGAACCCCTAAACATCTCAATCATGTTAGTAACATTACTAACATTCCATCCACTAATAGAAGGACTACCTCCATTGTTAAATCCAGTTCCAGCTATATTACTTTGGTGTCGGAACATCTGTTGCATGTTTGTGACATTACCAACATCCCACGCTCCAATATCTTGGTTAAAGTTACCATATTGGAACATTGACTCCATGTTAGTTACGTTACTAACATTCCATCCACTAATGGAGGGGCTACCTCCGTTATTAAATTGGGAGGTACTACCAAACATGTATGCCATATCTGTAACACCTGAAACATTCCAAGAACCAATATTGTCATTAAATGTCGTCGCACCATTAAACATGAAAGACATATTAGTCACACTACTAGTATCCCAACCACTGACACCACTTATAGTTGTGATACCACAACTTCTGAACATACTTGTGGTTGCAGTTATACCTACCAAATCAGGAGTATCCGTAACTCCAGTTAATACTAAGTTACTACAACCAAAAAACATTGTGGCATTTGAGTTGTTAAGTCCACGTAATGGTCCCCATTTTAGTATTTCCCGTATTTCTAATCTTGACCCTGTATTATTAAATCTAAACCCTGTTACATCACCACTGATTGTGATTGTATATGAACTTGCAACAGAATATACGTGAGAGCGATT